GATATGCAAGCAACGCGCCCTGTGTTGTATTCTTCTAATACATATATTTTCATTTAATTTCCACCTCTCAATCACACAGATGATTAATTCTCTCGTTATAACATTCATCTTTGATATGTAATGCATAATATAAACAGGTCTGAATATTTCCTATTTCTTCCATTGTCAAATCATATTTTTTCGCATATTGTTTTTCTTTAGTAAAAATTCCACCACATAAAAATTCTTCATCATTTAATATTGCTTTAATAACAGGCATTAATGTATTCGTCTTCATAATATTTTTCCTCACTTTCTGTCAGTAAATCATCGTTTCATTTACTTTAATATAATTAACTCTGCTTCTTCGACATATTTCTTTGCAGCATTATATCCATTTCTATTAAGTTCACCTTCAATACTAAACCAAAGTGAATCTAAAAAATTTGGAATAGATGCAAAATCTTTGTTTGGATATTTTTCTCTATATCGTTTATACGCCGTTTTATATAATTCATCTACTAAATCACGCTTCATTATATTTCCTCCATTTTCAACCTGAAACTTTTGTTTCAAATACAATTCTTTAGCATTTCTATCGCTTCATTTAACGCTGCCTGTTTTTCATTCAATTCTTTTTGTAACCTCTTTATCGTCTCATCTCTGTCCTTCACCATAAGCTTTAACTGTTCTTTTGTAGCATTATGTATATTCAAATGCTCTCCATTTTCATACTGTTTATTTGTCATAATTTTCTACTCCCATATTCTCCGTCAATAAATCAACTTTGTTCCACATTCCGGACAATGTTTAGGCCGTAACTCTTCTTTCTCATCATTTCTAGCTAATGAATAACCACATTCCGGACATAAAATTTCATCATCAGCATCATCTCCCTGGCGTTTTACCTTAATTCCGTCTTTATATTGACACCGCATTTCTGCAAGAATAAGAGCCACTGTCTGAAATAAAATTGCCGACTCATGAATTTTCTTTTCTAATTTCAATAAATTTTTATATGATTCATAACAATCTTTGATTAAATTATTTTCGTTTCTTGCAAATCGTGGAACAAATGTTCCAAAATCATTTTTACTGGCAAAATGTTTTGAAGAAATTGCATCACGATCAATATTTTTATAGATTCCAACATAATCATGAATAAAATCATTATTAGTAGAATCTAACCAAGCCTTTAAATCAATATCAAATACCTGCACTGCATAATTAATATCCATAGAATGACTGAGCCGGGAACTATACATAATTCCCAGCTCCGCTGCTCTATCAATTATTTGATTAATCAAAACTACTCTTGTTTTTGCTTCTTTTGTATCTTTTACGTTTTCCATTCCACTTACCTGCCTTTCGCTTATAATATCTGCTATTACAGCAGATCCACATTTTTATTCCGAATACACCAGCAGATACTTGAGCATACTTAAAACTTCTGGATATAAATGAATGCTCATAATCATAAAACGGTGCTTTTCGAATTTCATCTACGTATCGCTGTTTCATATATTCTATTGCATCACTAATATTTAAACACTCAATCACCTCTGCCCTTTTATTGCTATGTATAATAATTACGCTTATCTTCTTCATGTTATCCCAGCCTCCCAGTTATATACGAACGTTCGTTCTGTTTTTTTGATATTATTGTTATACCATACTGAGAGGCTGAGGTCAATATTTAATCGAACATATTTTCGATTTATACAGATTTTTTAGGATACAGCTCTTTCATCCTCTTATTGAAATCAAAATTATTTGATTCAATAATGCATTTCATGTAAGCAAATAATCTGTAGTATACACCCCTATAGCAATCTACTGCACTTTCTACATCTGCAAGAGAATCCTTCAAAGACATCATATTGCCTTTAACACCAGGAACTCTGCATCCATGAAACTTAATTAAATTCATAAGTGTATAATAAGAACCTTCTCCCTTGAATGCGTCTTTCCATTCTTTACATTTAGGAGTTTCATTAGGCAGTCTATACATATTGGCACAGAACTTTCTTAATACTCTATATAAATCTTTATATGAAAATGTCATTGAGTGATTTCTGATGTTAATAACTACTCGTTTTACATCTGCAAAGTTGCTTTTCTGTGGATAATATACATATTTGTTAAGATCTTCAACAAATATATTTCTACCAAAAACCTTCTTATAAGGAACACCTTTACATTTATGCACTGGAAGTTTATTAACATAAATCTCAAGTTTATTTATATAATCATTGCAGGTAGCAGAAACAACATCCGGAATAAAGAATCTTGACCTTTCAGCAAAAGCTTTTATATCTCTGTCCTGTAATTCGGCTAATACTCGGATTTCTTCTAACATCATTTCAAACTGATACTGATATCCATAGTGATCATTTAAATATGCGTCATATCCAGATTTACCTGTATAATAACTCTTGTAATTCAGCATTCTGAACATCTGTGCCATAACCCATCTTCTATGAAGACGAGTATTTCTTACATATCCATCTTCATAAATCTGAGATAAGAAAGACTCCTCTTCTGAATTCCTTTTCTTCTCTGGACTTACAATGACAGGACTTCCGTCTTCGCTGATTGTTACATTAATTGTACTGCCAGGTTTTAAACCTTCCGGTAATGTTACGCTGAAGTATTTTCCTGTTTCAATGTTTGCTGCCTTTAATGCTTCCATTCTGTTTTCTCTTGAATTTTTCATAGTTTTATTCTCCTTTGTATTTGTTTTATTTTCTGTAATTTCTCTCCAACCAAGTACAGCGCTATCTGTATAATTACGCCATTCATAATTGCCATATTTACCTTTGATCATCATGTCTTTTTTGGTAGTTCCATTTTTTAAAAGAATTTCTACTTCCTTATATAATTCTGGGGTATTACCATAATTCCAATTCATAATCTACATTCTCCTTTTAATTTAATTTCAAAATTCTATTTGCTGTAATTAATTACCTCATTATTCTAATTTCAACCCAAGCATCTCTTTCGCTATTTCCTTCACGGCTCTTCTCGCTGTCCAGTCAGTATACTCTTCCGCACAGGCCACGCAGTGGTCATACATAAACCTCACCAGGTCACCGGCATCTTTGATACTATCCTTGATTTCGGCAATCTTTTTTCTTTCTTCTTTTTTTAATTTGTTTTGAAGTTCTTCTCGCGAAGCATACAAATCTTTCAGCAGACAGCTGCTGTCTCCGCCGTCATCCCAATGTATATCTGCGTATGGATACTTCTCCGGGTTTCTGGCAGAAACCTCTGTTTCGCCAAGCGCCGTGATTTTTGCACTATGGATGTCCTCTGCCCACGGTTCGAAAAACCATACTTCCTGCCCAATTTTTGGATTTTTAATCATTTTTCGTTCCTCCTAACATTTGATCCACTTCTTCAGTATAATTAAATCTTTATCCTTTCCCTGATAGAACCAATGACTGCCCATCTGCTCTTCGTCCCAAGTCAAATATCCTGCCAAAGAGGCACAAAGAATGAATGCTTCAAGCGCAGCTCTTGCATAATTTCGGTCTTCACCAGTAACTAACTGTTCATCCGTCATTTCGTCTGGCTTTAATGCACGAAAATATTCTCTTTGTCTGTATTTTTCGCTTCTTTCACTTGGAATGGAATATTTGTATTTGTGATACAGATTTTCAATGATCTCAAAACATATTTCATTACATTTCTTTCTTGATGTATCAGAGTTAATTCCGTCAATCACGATTAAATCGTGACGAATATCATACATAGAAGATTCTATATATTTTTTATCTTCACAAATTAATGTTTTATTCTTTAAATCTGCTTTCCATCTTTTGTTTTCACTGCTAAAATTGGATAAGAAATCTCCATAAATACTCATTCTATCTACTTCCTTTCATTTTATTTTATATTAACTCTGTATTTCTGAGACATTCCTTTAATGGTTTCATATATGAAGGTTATCCGGAGGATATCCAGCTCCGTTAGGGGCTGGATTTCCTCCAGTTCATCACCTTCTTATTAAATATTAAATACCTTGTTAATATTCACTGCCTTGTGGTTTTATATCAATTCAACATTTCTGAGGTATCACTATAATCATTTCATATCTCCAGAGCAAGTCGTGAGGCAATTTATTGCCTCAGGTAGTTGTTTCTGAAATTAAATTAAATGTCTTATTGATACTCGTTACCTTACGATTTTTTTATATTAACTCAACATTTTTAAGACATTTCTATAATTGTTTCATATTATGGAAGCAAGGGAGGTAGCAGCCGGAATGATAAGTCCGGCAGCTTCCTCCAATATTTGCTTCCATGATTAAAATTAAAATGCTTTGTTAATATTTCACTGTCTTGTGATTTTTTTGTATAAGCTCTACATATGTGGCATATTTCTTTAATGGATCAATATTAGGCGGAATGCGATGACGCATTTCTTCAGAGATATCTGACAGAATTGGGTCATCGTCATGTACCGCTTCATTAAATAGAATATATCTTGCTTATACTTGGTATGCTCCTAAATTAATTTATTATGCAAACTCAATACTTACGGTATATTTCTATAATTGTTTCATATAATGCAGGTTACTGGAGATGTAATCTTCAGGAAGTGCTGGGGATACCCAGAGGTTCCTGAAGAAGACATCTATCTTAGCCTGCATAATTAAATCTTAAATATCTTATTTGCATTCCGTTATACTCCGGACTGAATATACTCAATTAATCTGGCACATTTCTTTAACAGAGTCATATTGAGCTGCGATTCTCCTGGTGGAGGATCTTAAAGCCGGTTCGGTAGACCGGATTTCAGATCCGTAACCAGGAATAATGGCAACACCATTGAATTGAATTAATCTTGTATATTCCGAGTGTGTTCTCGTTTAATTAAATTACTTATTCAATTACTTTCCAACTTCGTAGAAGTGACTCTAATGAATCTGAAATAGAATCATAATCAGTGCCATAAATATTAGCATTCATGCTACCATCTAATTCCATTTCATAGCTTTTTTTAGGAGGCTCCAAAGTCACACCCTTTTTATCTAAAAAATCTTCAAAGATATCAATAATACCTCCAATAAGTTCTGTTTTGTCATTCTGGCCAGTCATGTTTTTTGTATCTCGTATTACGAGTTCTGTTTCAATTGGCATCACAGCATCGTCTGATAATGTTGCAAATTTGCATGTATTAAGATTGTATGCATTATTATCCTCACCAGAAGTATCTAACTTTAAATAAATATCTCCTGAATATTCGAACACATTTCCGCACACTAAATCTTTAAATGTATATTCTTTTTTCTCAGTTCTTTTATCTATAATTTTCATATTATTAATCCCTTTCCTAATAAACTATTTCCATTACATCAGGATAATCTTCTCTATAATCTTCATCATTTCTTGGTTGCCATACAACCAGATCATCCAGATCATATTCATCAGTACCGAAATCATTATACATTCGCCAAACCTTATGTTCGGCTTCTGTATCCGTATTAGCTATAACAAAACCAACTGTCTTCAGACCGTTGAATCCATCAAACCCATACAACCAAATATTATCCGGCATACCTTTATCCCTCCCTAATCATCGAAAATAATTGTATCATCTGTGTTTCCCCAATATGGTTCTTTTTGAAAAAGCTGAATTAATGTTGAGAAATCTGCAGGTTCAATTATGTATAATGATTTTAATGTTAAATCAACATCTTCTATTTCACCAACGGTTTCATTAGCCTTCACAGCAGATTTCAAAGCTTCTTCTTCTGATGATTGATTAACAAGAAATTTTGTTCCGCATGGCAAAAATGTTATTAAGTACATTCTTTATCCCTCCAATTCTTCAACCAAACTCCAATAACTTTCGTTTTCATCAAGCCCATCTTTTTTATTCTCTTCGACAATTTCATCGGCCTTCTGTTCTGTTGTACAAATAGCTATTGTTTCTGTTACATTAAATCTAAATTCATCGTCATATTCATGAACTACTCTGTAAACTTTTTCGCCTGCTAAAAATCCTGGAATCTTTGTTACAAATCCGGACCATTCATGCACATCATTCCCAGATTCATCTGCTGAAAATATATCAAGCTGTCCTTCAATACTTAAAACCACACACATTCCATTATATTTTTTCAAATAATCAATGCAGAATTCCACTCCGTAGAACTGTAATGTCCCGGCATCTAACTCATCCCAGCTTTCCCATTTAAAGAGATCTTTTCCGCAAAATGTTTGAATGTTATTTTCTTCCACCTTCATGTTTTTTATCCTCCTCCATTAATACAAGGTTAACTGCTTTTTCAAATTTCGCACGTAACTCTGGATTGCTATCAACGACCTTTTTTCTACTATACCCAGCACTTCCATGTTTAGAAACATATCTCTTTTTCAGATTTGCCCAATTAATATTAGGATCTGTTTTTCTAAGCATTGCGTATACTTTTCGATAACTTATAGTGTAATTTGCGCTTTCATCATTTATCTTTTTTATTAGAGGTTGCATAATTAAATCTATTTTGCATGTATTTTTATACTTTTCAGCCATATCTGCCAGAGTACAATCGAAAATTGAACGCAATTGTTCATCTTCATAAATAACATCAAATGTAGAAACTTTAGAAATATTGGAATGTCTTCTTCTGTACTCTCTCTTCTCCTGGTCCCATACAATTCCATATGTTTTATTTATATAATCATATAAATATTTTAAAACACTATTTCGATCAGTAAATTTAGAACTTTCTGAAAGCTTATCAACAAATTCATTCGTTCTTTTCTTCCAATCGTAATATTCCTGTTCTGTTGGTGATACAACTTTCTTTTTATCCTCTTTTTTAACAGGTATTGCATTGTTTAATTTAACCGGATCAGCATTCTTATTCATCATTGCTGTTGCAAACTTTCCAATTTCAGTATATAATTTATCGATCTTGTTATTAATTTCATCGAGTCGATTTGAATAATCCGGAATTGTAGGCATCTGAATATCCGGAAATTGCAGCTGAATCATATTCCCTTGTGGTTTATATACTGGAACAATTTCTTCTGTCGTTTTCTTGTCTCCTAAGAATGCAGCTGCAAGGACATCTTTTGCCTTTAACTGATAATCGATTAGTTTATTTACTAATACAGGATTTTCTCTCTGCATTGTTGGTGTAATAGCAATTTTTGCTAGCCATAAAGGGACATAGTCAAGATCAAGACAAAGAACCTTTGTATTTGAATTCCCAGATCCCAAGGAGTGAAATTTTACTCCTTGGGATATAACAACATCTTTTTGTATTTTCTTCCGTTCATTATCGATCTTATCTTCTCCAAAACCAATACCCTGACACATCCAACGAACACCAACCCAAACCTTTCCGTCCGGATCCTGTGCTGCTCTTAACATATCTCCATGAAATTCCACATCTTTTACTATTAATTCGCTATTCATATTCGCTTTCCTCGCTTTTATCTATTTGATTAATCCCAACCTATAATTGTTCTACCGTATTCATCAGCAGCTGCAAAATCCCATTCAATATCGCCATGCTCCATCTCCTCATCACTAAATTCACTTTCGAAAGGATTTTCTCCTCGTCTGAGGAATTCAATTTCTTCTTCTGTGGCCTCAATCTCTTTGCATACTCTAAGTCGTTTTTCTACTGTAACTTCAATTAATTTTTTCTCTGGCTCTGGCATAATCTCACATCCTCTCTTTTATATTCGACGATCTTTTACTTCGCTTACCGGAAACAAAAGTAATTCTGTAATTCCATTTACTAATTCCTCTAATGAATTAGCCCATCTATTATGATAACCATGAGTATCTTTCATATCGTCAGCATACCTGTACATATATTTTCTAGGTTGACCGTTCCATTTAATTCCTTCTGTATTGACATATACTACTGAATTATTTTCTGGATTTCTAATCCATCCACTGGTACCACGCTTATTCCCATTTACAGAAATTTGATGCAATGAAAACTCCATACCAGGTTTCTTTTTGTTAATTGCGTTTTTTAATTTTGTCGTTAAAATCAACATAAAATCACCTCATTTTGTTTAATTAAATTTTAATAACTCAACCTTACAACTCTTCCATCACATAATTCCATGAAATATTCATCATCTTCAACTAAGTCTTCTCCAAATTTCTTATAGTCAAAATATTTAGAAGAAATTGAGTCATCATCTTTGACATATCCTAACTGCCAAGCTTCTTCGCGTCCAGCTTCTTCACTATTATCGTATATATAGCTTACAATACTGCGATCTCTAAAATCTTCTGCGTATTCATTAAATATCTCTTCAATATTACGATCTGATAAATTGTATTCTTCTTTTAAATATTCCATTTCGCTTTTTTGAATATCTTCAAAGAAAGCAAACGCTTCATCAGACTTTAATTTATCATAGATATGTTTAATAGAATCAATAAGTTTGATTCCCGCTCTGTATCGACTATCACCTTTCGTGATTCCATACCCAAGTGCTTTGATAAATATGTTAAATGTAAGAATCTCTTCATATTCATCTTTTGTGAGAATTGTTTCAATTTCTTCATACTCAGGAAACTTCCCACCAGAATAACAACTTCCACATAATCTAATTGAGCTGAAATAGTGGTTACATTCAAATTTTGGACCGGCTGCATCAATATATGCGCAACAATCACGATCATCAGAATCTTTAACTCTATATAAAAATAAATGTTTGCTCATATAATCACCTCATTTAATACTTCCAGAAGAAAGAATTGTTGCAAGTCGTTCTTTCGCTTCTTCTTCAGTACCACGCATAATTCCTAATGTCATATGGCACTCTTCATTTTCCCTAGATGTTAAACATAATTTCCATTTACATGTACCATCTTGAAAATACTTAATTGCCAAAATGTACGCATAAAACAGCTTAGGATTTATTACCGCTGGATAAAACGAATAATATGCAGTTCCGGGATTCTCACCTCTTGGTATATCTTCCAACAACGTTTTCTTTTCTTCAAAATACTGATTCATGTCTGAATCCATTGTCGTAGCGAAATCTATAATATCCTCCGCTTCTCTTACTTCAATTTTCGGTACAATATGCATACTCACATCTCCCTTACAATCGTATCATATACTGGCCTGCAGATATTCAAAGCCTTCTGCATACACCGGATGCTATAGTATCCTTCAATTTCTTTTTCTGTGTTCTTTCTATTGGCGGATACATTTTTTCCGGTTCCTCTAAGAATTGTGCAATCTTTTCGATTGGTTACAGTTCCTAATCCACCAATATTTCTTTTACCTGTCTGGCAGGCTCGGATACAATCCATAACAAATTCATTCAATGCATCAATATCCTTCTCCACATTGATAATCGGAAGTACCTGCGTTGCCCAAGAATAAGTTCCGTCTCCTTTGTATAGATATCGGTTAATAGATTTCAAAGCAATTTTACCGCCGATATGATAATTTAAGTTACCAATGCTTCGTTTTCCAATTTCTTTCTGAAATTGCTTTACACGATTTGGTGATAATGTGATTTGACTTCCCTTTATCATAAATCCCAGGAACTTAAACCATTTATCACTTGTAAGATACTCTACTTTCTTTGGATTTAATTTCATCGACATCTTATTTAATTCTTCTTCGAGAATACTCATGGCATTTTCATATTGAGATCCAATATATAAAATATCGTCCGAATATCTTACATACATACTAACCATATTAATGTGTGCCTTTTCATAAAGCTTAAGATCAACATGATGTAGCATTACATCAGCCAGAAATGAAGCCACTGCACATCCCTGTTTCAAGCTCTGGTAATGTTTAATTAAATTTCCATCTGGATCAAAACAAAGGTCTGTATGATAATATTTTCGTAAAATTGTAATTACCTTTGATTTTCCAGTTCTTCTTTCCACACAGTCAAATGCGTCATCAATAAATTCAATCGGAACAGAATCAAAGTACTTACTTAAATCTGCTTTAAATCCTAAAATATCATTTGAATGCTGATATAAAAGTTTACGAGATATCTCCTGCACAACTTTGCCGCAGCCGATTCCCTTCTGATAACTTTTGCAAGCTGGATGAATCATATCTGAGCACCATTCAAACAGTAAATCATTTACAATAGACAAAAAGATCCTATCAATATTTTCGTTTACATATACTGTTCGAAACTCTCCATTGTCCTTTGGAATTAATGCCTGGTGTGGCGGAGCGATTTCATAATTATCTTCCAGAATTGCCATTGCCAATCTTATTCTTGTATCTGGACCACAAAGCTGACACAGCTCTCCTTTGTCAATTCCCTTGAAAAACCCTTTATTAATTGCTGCTTCCCATCTTTCTGCTTCAAACACTTTCTCTAGCAAAATATCCTTCATCTCATCACCTCATTTCTCTTGAATACATTTTCCATCCTTAATGACTAATACATCTACTCCATCATCACAATTAATGAAAAGATCTGATCCATCTTCTAACACTGGTGCAAGTTCTTCAAACATTTCCATCATGACAGATTCCCATCCATAAGTGGCGTCGAATCCATTAGAGTAAGTAGTCCAGCCATCATCATTGTTAGCAACATCGAACATTTTTCCGACACCAATAAACACAGCAATCAGATCATCAACATCATTAATATCTAAATTCTCTGATTTTCTATATGTATCCAACCCATAATCAGTGTGTTCCTCTTCTCCTCTGCTGATTTTTGCTTTCAGTATTTTAATTGCTTTATCCTTATCCTTGAATTTCATCTGTGAATGTATAGAATATACTGATCCCATAATTTAACTCCTTTCAACAAAAGCTCCATTCAGCAACTTCAACAACATAATCTGGATCAGCATCATCCTCAAGTTCAAGTTCCAACGTCCCTTCATTAAGAATATCCTGAAATCCATCATCGCTTGAGAGATAAGCGGTATTTCTTCCAAATGGCGAAATATCATTAATCATATGTAAATAACACATATCCCAAGTCATTGATAAATACCCGGTTACTGTACTAATAGTGTATTCAGTACAATCCCTATCAATCGTATACACATCTCCAGATGGTAATGTTACTTTCGCTGTATTTACCATTACGTCATCTCTATTTGTTTTACCTTCAATAATCAGTCTCATCTATGTCATCCGCCTTTCCCCAAACTACTATCGCAGTATTATAACTATCCATAAAACCTCCATACTTACTGGTATCAAAGCACCAATCATAATCACATCCGTTTTCAATGGCTCTTCTAATATCTCTAGCAATTTCATCTATAATGTCGTCATTATCCGCAGCCTTTTCATATTCAGGTTTGTCATTTTCCTTACTTAATTTCAACAGTGTTTGTTTTACTTCTTCTTTGTAAATATCCAACTGCTCCTCTCTCAATTCTGCATCCCAGGCAGCCCAAGCTGCCTTAATTTCATCCACTGTGAGCTGAATCTGCTTTCCATTTCTGGTAATATACACGTTTTGCATAATTATTCATCCTCACTTTCTCTTTATTCTTCTACCTCTCCAAATAATGCTTCGTACTCATCGCATTCCAGATGTTCCATAGCCCATTCCTTTGCGCTTTCTTCAGTCAATGGGATAATTCGAGATCCACCAGTGCTTCCGCCACATACACTTCTTGCATATTCAGTTAAAGCACCACCCTCTCCGTACAGGAAATATTCTCCTGTTTTCTTAAGATATAAGGTTTCCTCGCAATGATTGAAGTCAGAACATGGATATCCATTGCTCCAATAACCAACTTCTTTCGCTGTTTCCGTATCATACTTTTTTCCGTTAATGATTTTTTTCATAATCTAAGCCTCCTTTTTAACAAAAACTATCTTGTATTGCTGTCCAGTTTGAAATAGCATGCTCGATGTCTTCATACCACTGTTCGTCATCTGAATCGCAAGTACTTTCATACTCATATACTGGAACGCCAATTGTATCATCACATGTATTTAAAACTTTACCTATTGGGATAGGTTTTCCATCTTTGTGAAAATACACAATACCTGTAAGAAAATCTATCATTTCATCTTTATAATGTGGATCGCACCAAACATATACTTTATTTGATCGATCATTTTCTATTTTCCAAATACGTTTTAATTCTCTTGCAACATTACACAGCTTCAGCCACGCCATAGCATATCCCACAATCTCCGGCGCTGTAAAATCTACTGTGATCAATGTAGCTGCTTTTCTTTCAATAACTAATTTTTCTTTTAACATTCTTCAACCACCTCATAGCCTTTCAATTCCAACAATCCTATCAATCCTTTCAATTTTAGAAATGCAGGCGTATATTCTTTTGTCTGAGGACAATATCCATACCAACGACCGGAATTATCTTTCCGAATGGTATATACTGCACCATTCGTCTTATTTACTGCTTCCATTACATCACCCCCTCATCTATCCATTCTTTAATTTTATCGTTCTCACTAGATCCAACAATCTTAGAATAAATATTGCACCAATCACTGTTTCCAAATGCTATTGGCATATCATTCATTTCTATATATGATTCAAATATCGCTTTATCATTTTCAGATAAAATTCCAGATATTTTATTTTCTGTCTTATTTCGTTGCTTAATAATTTCAGATAGAGCAAAATTATCAATGTGTCCATATTGACACAAATTATTAACAATTATCATTTCACTATACAGTTTATGAAATAAGCAACTACTTTCATATGTATTTTCTGAATAATAAAATGAATTACATATCATAACAAGCTCATCTGCACTTAATCTAATAGTACATTCCTGTTTTTCCTTTGAAATATTCTGAATATCCATATATTTTTCCTTCCTTGATGCCGAGGTGTTACACCTCAGCATCACAAATTGCATAAGCTTTATCAATCAGTTCATCTCCATCTACTACTTTCATGAACATGTTTTCCTGATAGTATTCGCTTCCTCTTGATGGTTTTCTATGTGTAGAAAAGTCGGAGACAGCATTCACAAATCTATAAGCAGATGGCTCAAGCACCTGCAGATCCGGAGCATTAAGATATCTCATCATGAGTTCGTTTCGCATTTCCTGAATGTTTGCTACCTTACGATCTCCATCTTTTTCGTTGATAGGAAGTAACATCTTAACAAACTTATGTACCTTATCAACATCAAGCTTTTTCATCTTCATCTTTCCGAATTCTATTTCTAAAGCTTCAAGATAATGTTCAGTGTTCATGAGCGTATATTTTGCCTCTACAAGCTTCTCATCAATGCGTCCGGTATGTTTGCATACCCACTGTCTTTCAGCTTCTTTAAGGGCCAGATTGAGTGTATTTTGGCACCATACACGTACCGGTGTGATGGCTACTCTGACTGATCCTTTTCCATCATGGCTGTTCGTAAACACTAAGAACGGATCAATCTTTTCATCAGTAATCATTCTGCCTTCCAGTCTTGCAAGCATCCACACTTTCTTGCCGCTCTGAAGAGCACCTGCAGTCTCATATGTCACTCCTTCGCCAAGAAGCTCATCTGTAAAGGCAAATGCTTCTTCGTTTTGTACAATCTTATAACGCTCGGTAACAATACCTAGCGTTTTATTATCAATATCTCTTACATTTGCCTTATAACCAGGAATCTTTAATCCTGTGGCCTCAGAAATAATATCTGTCGGAACTACATTCCAGTCCAGACCTGCTAATCTAATTGCGTCTCTTGATGTAACTGCTCCGGCAATTCCCTTGCCAAGTCCGTCCCATGGAGTTCTTCTTGCATCAAACATCGTTTCTACATGTGTAAGGTTATTTGTTCTTCTCTCGATTGTATTGTTCATCATAATATACATCTCCTTTTGTTTAATTAAATTTTTATTCTGTTTTATTTACTTTACTCACCGGCCACTCTTTTAGTAATATCAAAATCTCTTCCGTCCTTCTTACCGGCTTCATAATCTGATTTTGATACTTTTGCTGCTTGCTTAGACTGAAATGTAGTTGTCCTTGCTCCAAGCTCAGACATTCTTTGTTTTACTTCTGGAGGCGTAGATAACACTAAGCCCCAATTTGCCTCTGACTGTGCAGCTGCTCTTTTTTGTTCTTCAAACGCTTCATCAAGTCCTTTAATGAAACCATAAGCATATCCATTGCACATGGATGTAATCAGTTCGTTTGTATAATTAAATAGCTTACCTTTTTGTTTTCTCTTTTTAATTTCTGATTGAATACAATCAGTTGCATATTTAAATGCAATCATACAAATTTCAACGTCTTCATTTAACCCACAAAAATATAATTTATACGTTTGTTTACCTTTTTCTCTACGAGAAAAACTTTCACAGCAGTAATTCTTACTAATAACTTTAGACAATCTCAGCACCCAGGGATCTCTTCTAGTCGAATAAGTAATTCCAGCTGAATGTTCATTTGCCTTTCTTTTTTCTTTATCTTCGACTTCTGCCATAGAGATTTTATGTTCTGCCATAAGCTGCTGTGCCTTTGCAAGAGCTGACTGAGCCTCATGCTCATTCGGACTCTTACTTAATGCTAAAAGTTTCTTGATTTTCTCTTTGTAATCTACCATTTTACATTTCTCCTCTCTCGTTCAGATATAGAATTTTCTGTAACTCTTCATGCGTAATTCCATACTGTTGTTCCAGAAGCTCTTTCCAGTCTTCAAAAGTATCAACTCGTGGATCCTTGCAGTATTTATATCCGGCGTTGATTACATCTTCTGCGATTTTCTTGAGACGTTTCGGTTCAATTCCCTCAGTCCAAAGTGGGCACTCAAGTTTTACATATGTAAGTAGCTCAATTGGTTCTGCAATATGAATAATCATTAAAGCTGCATTTGCAACCTTTTTATTTACATTCTCTTCCGGCTCGGTATTGTATTTATTGCATAAGGAGATAATATCTCTCTTGCTACTCCAGCCGATTTGCATTAAAAACGTTACGGCACTATTGAATTCCAAATCTCCCGTGATCTCTCTGATCTCATCAAGTTTCTGTTTAATTTCATTATAATTATTTAATGCTGGCATTTTATTTCCTCACTCTCTTTTGCTTCATCTACAACATTGCCTTCTTTATCTATGGTGTACGCTTTTCCGCCAAGCTCATGGATTTTATCTCCAAGTAAATCTTTGATAACCCAAAGCTGTGTAACGTGTCCAACAAAGAATCCACAACATTTCGCTGAATCTATCTGCATCTGACGGAGCATCTGGATTACTTCTGTTTTTGAAATCATGTCAGTATTATTCGGCTGGATTTTGATGTTGGAAGAAATGTTAGTAAGGATTTCTTCCATTTCTCTTTTCATATGTTCTACTGCAAGCGAATAACCTTTATCTACTGCATTTTTAGGAATTGCACAATCTTCATCACGATCATCCATTTCTCCTGAAAGAATCTCAAATGCTTCTTTTATCTTTTCATATTCCTGCTGAGTTGCTCTCATTTTGTTCTCCTTTCTTCGCATATTCTCAATGCGTCTTCATACGTTTTTATGTCATAATGCCCACCATTCAATGACTGCGTAGATTCGTTCCAAGTTGTCCATACAACCCACGCACCGCCACCTATAGATGCCTTAATTGCTGGATAATTCTTGTGTTTTGCAATTACCATATACAAATATGAATCCATTGGACTCGCATAACGAATCACATCCTGAAGATCATATTTATTATCCAGATGTTCTTTAAAATATTTTCTTACATTATTCCACACGGACATAGGTACTGTTGCACTCATAATTATTTCCCTCCTGTTTGTTTAATTAAATTTTTATAATGTTCCATTAAGAACTCTGCATAAGCAGTAACCTTATCCTTGTTACCACAATAGAATCCAGTAGTAAACTTCTCGATAAGCTTATCTCTAATATCCTCATGAGTATCCCAATAATCATCCAGATAATCACGATAATCACGATCCATAACCTCTAACATAGATTTGTCATCTATTTTCGCTTCGAAGTTCATATTCTTAATATCTTCCGTCAGATCATCTGGCAAGCGTAAGCGCGCAGCGTCAGCGGAGTTAGGAGCGGAAGCGACGACATCTGGAGCGTCAGCGACTCTTCCGAGCGATCCGGCTACCAGACCATCCAAGCGGTCACGCTGGTGGTCACGGTACCGGTCGGTACTATTATTATTATTATTATAATTATTATTAGTATTATAATTAGTACCAGTACCGGAACCAGATGGCCATATCACCTGCCCCGTAGGATCATATTCAATTTCATTTATGAGCAAGTTAAAGTCAACAAAATCTGCATACCCGCCATCTCTGTATTTTGTAAGTACTTTATTGACTTTGCCTTTGCTCGTCTTCAGCTCTTGCGCAATCTGATTCTGAGAATATTCTGGATGATCACGCTTCAATTCCAAGATGGATAAAGTGACGGTCATGTTCTCACCGAATGCTCGTGACCGCTTCTCTTGAGATGAGTCGATCGTTTCAAGTAAGGTATCTCCTACATATAATAGGAGATTATTATCTATCGGTTTGGCGTACAGTCCATAGTCTATGACCGCCTCATAATATTCCAGAGCTTTCTCCGGCCCAAGAATTTCTTTTATTCTTTCGCCCTGTTTCCTATACGAAGCAAAGAATGTAAAACACTTACCGCGGTCAAATTCTTTTTCACTCATGATTTTCCCTCCGATTTACTTTCGTTAGTTATCCCTTCTGTTGTCTTTATTTTGGATATGTGTATCAAGAGCTGTGCATAACTCCGGTGTTGCTTCAAATATATAAACATCCAGATTTGGACGTCTTCTATTTGGCGTGATGCCAAGAATTTTAAATCCCTCTTTCCTCAACAGCCATGCGATTCTCTGGCTGCGGACTGCTTTTGTCTTCATTATATTTTTCTCCTTGTATATAGTTAATTTAACTTGTTATAATCAATATATCATTCTTCTCTCGTATTGTAAAGTTAATTATTGCAGTTATGCATTCTTGATAATGCCGCGTCAACACAATTTTTTCCATTCAGAATGTATTCAAGTAAATCCCAGCCAGTGTTTCCCAGTTGGTTCCATGCCTGGTCAAGACCGTGACCGCGTGTACTGTCCATCGGATACAGAACTGTTGTAATTATGTTTAGCATTTCGTTAGCTTTAGACCAGTCTGTAATATGATAAAAGTAATCATACCATTTATTACCGTTCTCATCCGGCGAAACATCATCATCTGAATAATCTAAATATTCTTCTCCTATATACGGAAGAATACCTGAATCTGCTGCATCTTCGAAGAACCAGTCTTTATTATTATCTTCTGAAAGACCTTTTAATGATTCTGATTCCCAGTATTTATGTAATGGACACATATATAAGCGAAAACAAATTGTCTTCTGATCTGATCCAAACGCCTGCAGATCCATTGCTTTAATAATATAGCGATATTCGAAAGCCGGCATATCTTCATCTGCTTCTGCCTGATAGATTTCTTTTGACAGTAATGTTAACTGGCCTCCGTCGCTATATTCTTCATCGAATTTCTCTTTCCACGGGATGATTTGATCCGGATTGCCTGGTCTCCATCCTGCGAATGACAGTGTTTCACTCATCTTCGCCCACCTCTTCCTCAATGACCGTGAACGGATGACCAATAATTTTTTCAATTTCCTTTATGGTCATTATAGTAGGTTCTTCCCAATCAGGATCTATGTATGTTGGAGCATTGTTTTTTGTATAGAATTCATCAATTAAAGCACATTGCTTTACAAAATTTGATTTCCATACTTTAATTATATCGAGACCGTGATCGTTATTATGAATATTTAATTCATAATGACTTAAATAGTCTTCACAAGATACACATGTAGTATTATTTGTGTAAATAGCAAGATGATTATCAGAATGCTTATTTCCTAGCACAATCCCAATTTTTCCATTTCTTAACTTTACAATATCTGTAGCTGCTAACTCTGGCATTTTTTTACTTATTATTATATTCATGCGATCTCCCTCCTTACTCTTTTTCCTGTAAACAGGTTGATTAATTTAATTTTTTCGGTTCTACGTCGTTCACGCTCACGTTCTTCTTCCTGGCGTTTGCAGTCGGCCATGATTTTGTCAAATTCGGTTTCTTCATAGGACTCAGACACGACGATATCAACTAGGATACCGTTATGCGCTACGATTGTTTCTATATGAAACTTTGCATATTCTTTTGTTTTTACTGCATTTTTAATTTTTTCCATTACAGTTCACCTCTCTCTTTCATCTTTGTTTTCAGCTGTTCTACATAATCTTTCGCTTCTACTAATGTACATTTCTGAGACTCTGTATTATGCATGTGATAATATAGTCTGATTGCTTTTATTTTTTCACCATGCTTCAAGAAATTTGGCACTGTGATTTCTGTCGGAGACATTTCCCTTACAATGTTTCCAAAGAAATGACGGATATATGCTTCAATATCCGGATCCCATTCGTTGATCTTTTCATTTCCTGTCATTAGATAAATGGCATTGATGATGTCTGTGACCGGAATAATACTTCCGTTTTTATGAAGAAAGTATCTTCCCTTCATTGGAATTGTGACTGTTGCTTTTGCTTCTGCTTTATTCATTTGCTTTCTCTCCTATTCTTATGCTCAATAGCATAATTCAGCTACGATTTAGAAGGAGAGCGGCTCTAAATTTCACGCCGCATATGCCGAAGCTGAATTATGATATCGAACATCCGTTTGTCTTTGAGCAGAGTATAGCACTTACGATACTAAAATGCAAGTGCTATATTCTGTATAATTTAATTTGTTTTATTTGTTTTCTGTTCCAGTTGCTCCGTAATAGCGCTGACTATTGATTACAGAAGTAACTTTTCTTAAATCACCGCCGGTATATAAAGGTTGAATCCCTAATTTCTTAGCAACTTCTTTTTCCAGATGCATTGTGAGGTATTCCGCTGGTCTTCTGCCATGATATTTCGAAAGTGCATCAGCGAAAAATGTGTTCGGTTTGATTGGCTCAAATATTCCAATAATTGCATTAACAACTCGTGGATCATTATCATGCATGTTCAAAACACTTTTTACTGGGCGAATAACATTTGCTGCATATCCATTTGGCTCTGTATGCCATCCAGCTTTTTCGATAATATCGAAGATATTATTGAGAGTCTCTTCACCATTAGTAAGAGCTGCTGCATCTCTTGCTGCTGCATATCCTGTGAGGACTTTGTAATCAGCTGCTTTTAATGCATCTCGTTTCTCTTTTGGAAGATTCTTCAGTTCATGCACACTTAAAAGTAATTTTCTTCCTTTAAGGCAATTGTCAAGAACGCAATATTTTTTGACACCCATAGTGACATTTGCTCTGTGTTTCTGAGCAAGCGATAATTTATCAACATCATCTCCCTGTTCGGAAAATAATGCGGCTTCTTTCATTTTCCTTTCCATAGGATCCACAGGTAATCCTTCTGTAAGTACCGCAATAACATATTTCTCTTCCCGAATGCCTGCTGCCAGCATTCTATGAGATCCATCAATTACTGCGAATGTTGCTGTTTCTGGATGTGGAGATACCAGAATTGGTTCGCATTTATTGAAGTCCCATTTGCGTACCAGAGAGTATACTTTCTCCATGTTAATACAATATACTCTTTGGTAATCTTCATCAATTTCCAGAAGCTCCAATGGAATACAGCAGAATCTTTTGCCTCCGATTCTCTGGCAGTTATTCATCACCGTGTTAAATGCTGTCTGATCTTTGAATATTTCTGGTCTGATTACTTTGCTTTCTTTCTCTGTTTCTCCTGTAAGTAATTTTTCGATTGCTTTGTAGTTCATCATTTTAATCTACCTCTTTCTTTTGTTTAATTTAATTTTTATATTATATTTTAATGTTACATTGTTGACATAAACTTACGCCATGCTTTATTGTAAAGCATTGACGTGCTATCGTTTGGGTTCTCTTTTTCTGTTTTGGAAATAATATCATTTCTGACCTTTTTGGGAATACAGAAATCTATCATGATTTCATTTAATTCCTTTTTCCAGTCGGCAATTTCTTCTGCTTTTGCAGGTTTACCGACCATGGCTGCCTTCATAAATTGTCCTGTTGTAATCTGTGTGCAATATTTAGAACTCATATTTTTCTCCCTTCTTATGCGGCCGATGTAATAAACATTCTCAGCCATTCTCCATTTATTCTTTCCCAGGCCGTGGGATTCAAAGCATATTCTTTTGGTTTGAAGAGTTCTCTGTATCTCTGCTGCATGGATTCTTTGGTTGAAAAGAACTCTTCTCTTTTTAAGTTTCCCTTCTGGAAGCCGGACTTGTAATAGATCCGGAGTTTATAGTTGCGTTCCATATGATTCACCTCATTTCTAAAGAATTGATTGCTTTTTAGCGGAAAAGTAGCTGATATCTCCGCATATAATAAAATCCATTAAGGGAAGTGATAACAATTCTCCTACGGATTTAATTCTTTCCATAGCGTTTATGTCTACTTGAGACGGGGAAACATCACCACTAGGATGGTTATGGACCATAACTATATTGGTAGCACCACATAATAGAGCTTTCATATATATTTCCCTTGGGGATAATACTGCCGAATTCACAGTCCCATGGCTAATTTCAAATAAGCCTAATGGGTGTGATTTTGTGTCAAAACATATTAGGTACACATATTCCTCAGTCCGGTTTCCTAGCCGAAGATATTTATTTAAGAAATTAAATATTAGTTCCGGATTATTGAGTGTTACTTTTTCTTCGCATATTTTTGTTTTCTCAATAACCGGAAGTTTATCATCGTCAAGATAAGTTTCCATTGAATATATCATGCAATCACCTCGTTTCTATTTGCTTACAACAGACAGGATATTTCCCTGTTTATCAAGTTTTACTGTTACTTCGGATCCGCTCTGGAATCCGGATACATCATATGCTTTTCCATTCTCATCAAGGATGTAGTTTCCTGATGCGGAAACAGTTCCTTTGACGGAATGGATTCCGGCATATACGTCAGAATCAATATGTCCGACAATACTTGCGAACATTAAAAAAGCAGCTATTCCTAAGCTGCCTTTAATAAGGATTGATCGTTTTTTGCGTGTAATCACACGCTGATTATATTCTGTTCTTGTCATTTATTTTCTCCTTTATGTGTTCAATTTAATTTGCATACTGTTCGAAGTGTTTTAATCCACCTGCATAATGGGCCAGCAACACTTCGTCATCAGTTACATATTTAGTTCCCTTGGAATCCATGATACAGGACGCAAGGTCATTGATTTCATAATCTCCGGCATCTGCATACCATGAGAACATATTTCCGTTGGAGCAGGTGATTGTTACAAGATCCACTTCCGGTTCTACATCGTATTCGATTTCTGTAACAATTCCGGTAAGAGGGTAAAGATTATCAAGGGTGCTGATTCCCTCAATATCCTCTGTATAATATCCGGTTCCGTCACTGAAACCATAAAGAGTTCCGGTTTCTGTACGATTAACGGAAGTGATTTCTCTTGCTGATACCGGAGTACAGCTTGAGAATAATGTTGTTGTTACTACGATTGCAGTAACGATAGTTTTTGTTGTTTTAGTCATGGCTATTTCCCTCCCTTACGCGAAAGTTGTGAACTTGTCACAACGCATTCTCTTGTCATCTGGTGCCACTCTTTCGTAACCTGGGACTGGAGTGAGTCCAAATACTTCTCCCGGATATGCCTGAGCAGCAATAATGCTACCAATGATTACTAAAGTCTCCCCAGCCACAGCGTTCTGGTTGAAAGACTCTTTGATGGAAGAAATGATTTCCCTTCCTTCATCAGTGCCTACAAACTCTGTTTTTACAAACAGAGGTGATACCTGTTTTTCAATTGCCTTTGCGTTAATCAACACACTTGTAGGCACTGAAATCAGACTTCCATTTACATCCTGTATTGTTACCGGATGCGGAGTAGTGTTCACTACTGTTACGTTATTTGAGAATGTTACGAAGTTGAAATTATTAGTTGTTGTTGTCATGGCTATTCTCCATTCTCCCCGTATGCCGATAGGACAGCTGATTTACTTTTATTTCCCTGTATATTAGAATCAATTTCCCTGTATATGGGGGTATCCCGTCCAGAAAAATCGATTCTAAAAAGTTTCCCTTTTTTCAAATCCGCCAGTCAATGAAAATCATATAGACTGATAGATAATTTAATTAGTTTTTATTAGCTGCAATGATGAGCTTGAATTCATGCAGACTGATTACGCCCTTGAGATACAGGTCAAGTGCATCATTTGCAAGAACTGCAAGGCGCTCATATTCCTGAGTAGCCATACAGTACTCAATATAATCACGAACATCAAGAGCACGAATTTCGAAGTTCGGATCACCAATAATGATACACGCTACATGACGTGCAATATCAATATCTTCTGGTGTGTCCTGGTTAATAAATGTATGCCAGATATTGACATACACCCATTGTGATGATACTTCTACCGGATATGAATGGCAGAGTTCCTGGTACAACGTGTGTGCACTGTATCCGAAGAAGTTACGGGATACGAATTCATTAAAAGCTTTGATTATTTCTGATTTTTTCATATGATTTCCTCCTGTGCTTTTAAGGCTGAAGCATAACCTTAAATTATTATTATTTAAACGCATCGTAAAGGATTGGGATTACTACCATGAGTACTGGTCCCAGTCCCATGGCTAAATCAAACATGGTTTCATAAATTTCGTCAACTCTTTCTTCTGTGAAAAATTTCTTTAATTTCTTCATTATCTTACCTCCTCATAGATGTCTGTCCACTCACCGGTCATGAAGTTGATTTCATAACGTGGAGCTAAATCTTCGTAGTCATCATCCTGTATGAATGATACTTTGAAGTTGAACTTACCCCAGTTCTTCTCGAACTGTTTGTAGACTGGAATAAGTTTTTCGTTACTTGTGAACAGCACCGGAATAAGTGCATTCTCGTGTGTGTCGAATTCACACTGAGACAGTACTGCTGCAAGTGCAATTCTGGTACGAATTGAAAGGGAACCATGTCTGTTAAGAACAAGGTTGCGCAGCTTTCTCACTGTATATTGAGGGCGGTAGCAGATTGATTCTGCAAATGTCATCTGGACACTAAAGCGTCCGGATAACTCATTACCCTCTGTGCGGTCATAGAAGATTTCTTCTGAGTTCATAAGTGCGTTGATAATTTCTTTTGCTTCGTTGAGTGCTGAATTAATTTTTGTTGTCATGATAATTCTCCTTCTTGCCTTTTGGTTTAGGCATAACCTTATATTTTTTTGTTTCCGTTGGTAAAATCTATACTCTTCATGGGCATTATAGAAGAGCATAGAAAAATCCCTTATCAAGGTTCGACCTTGCAATTTCCGATAGGAAATAGCCTGCTCCTCACAGGAATAAGGGATAGCAAGTTTAAAATTTAGTTATAATATATAAATATATTTGTATATATCTACATATTGGTCCAGCTGTTCAACGCTGGCATTATTGAATGCATTTAGCATTCGTTCTGTCATGACCCCAAAGAGATGAACGAGGTCTGACAGAATATGACTGTAAATGGTATTCGGAAGCTCGTAGAACTTGAGTGTCTGGAGTTCCTGAACTGTGAAATAACGGTTGTCCATATCTTCTTCTCCTTCCTCTGATTATTTTATGATTAAATGTACGGGTTTATGCGCACATATAATCCTTGATGTTACCGCGTTCGTCTGTCTCGCGGTAGTGGCAGTCGTATTCAGACTGGATGAACGCGTCTGGATACGGCAGATTTTGTAATACTGCTGTCGCCTGCTCATGCGTGTAGTTATTCGCATGATTACGACTAAAATACGTCGCACCTGTACGTGGTGATGTGTATAAGTGACGTAATATTGTACCGGATCTGCCCGACTGTGTAATGAGACAAATCTGGTACTTGGGATGTGGTTGTGGGTTTGATATTATGTGTGATAACATTTGTTGTTCCTCCTGCTCTGAATTTTTGCACTAAAAAGGGCATAGAGATACACTATGCCCTAAATCAATTGTTAATTTTTTCAATAGATACCTGCATATTAGAGAATTTCTTCCAAATATTGGCGTATTTTTGTGCATTTTCTTCTTTAACAAAATTTTTTTCATTAACCGCCAAAACAGTATTATTTTTTAACATTGACATTGTTTTTGTTATTACTTTATACATATTTTGCCCTCTTTTCTGGGACTGATTTTATTTAGTCCTCAATTTCATCACCACCTTTTCAGACATAGATGTAGAGGTAAAGCAGAATGAATTTTAATGGTTATTTGCTATATCGGCGTGTTATTTCGTTCAAATCAACGTCCACTCTTTTAGCGTCTCTAATTGAAACGCCTACCATTGAAGCGGTTTCATATTGATAATGTGCGCTGACAGTAAGTTCTTTGAACTTCATATCATCATTAATGCCTATAAAACGTGACGGGTCTTTAAATGCTCTTTGAGATGGACGACGTGGTGCAACATACCATGATGGACGTACTCCGGATTTACGATAGCATAAGTTATTTTCACATATAGTATCCCATAACTTATTTTTAGCTATAAAGTCATAGCATAATTTGAATATAATATTGCTATCTTTTACGATATATTTTTTGAATTTACTATCCTTGCGCACATCTAATAAGTGTACGGATATAGTGCAATTATGCATATTGGGACGGAATTGACGGAAATCGTCAATAAAAATGTAGATATTTTTTGTTAAACGTCCATATATTGCATTTTTAGGAATGCAAATTCCAAAATACTGCACAGTAAAATCCTGTGCGATTTTAAAGGGTTTATACATAGTAATAGTGTTTTTATTCATTCTGTTATACCTCTTTCTTTAAAATTTAGGATAAAAAAAGAGACCTATCAGACGACAGGTCTCTTATATAAATTTTCTATTTTGTTGTGTTTTCAGCGCGGGAACTATTAATTAAATCATTTAACGCCTGTATAGCACTGTCATTGGCGTTTCTTGCATTTTCTACTTTCTGAAGATTTTCTTCACATCCTAAATAACGTGCCATTGTGTGCCATAATTGAATATGTAAATTCATTGATTTTTGGATAGTGTTAACACTTCCACCATTTTTACCATTTTTCAATTTAGCGCAACCGCTGAAATATTCAGAAAAGTATTTGCCATTTAGTTTATCCATTTTAATGTTTTTATACATTTCGGATAATACGTTGTTTTTTCTATCAGGCATATAATAGTTAGCTATTTCACGTAAACTATCAAAGATTTTTTCACGTGTTTCTTTCTTGCAAGGTGTATCTGGATTAAATACATCAAATAACGCTTTAGTACGTGTTTCAATAGTTTCATGGAAATTGTCGTATAATTTCGGCGTAATAGTCTCGAGTGATACATTACCCTTTTTGTCTGTTATACGCTTTGTTCCAGAATATGACTTAATATCACCTTTAAGAATAGCATACATTTCGGCAAAAATATCGTCGTCAAATATGTTCATAAGTTCTTCATTGACATTAGTTTTGAACTCTGTAAATTCTTCAGAATAAGAATCTTGTATGTCAACAAGTTCGTTAATACTATTGTCTAAAGTTTTATAGTCAATAGAATCTTCTGGAAGTGATTCCAATGTTAATCGCATCTTCTCAATATCCCCTAAAAGTTTTAATTCAAAGTGTTTATAGGTGTGATATTGTACAGCTAACTGGAAATAACTAGCATTTACGACGTTTTTTGGAACTAAATACACACGTTCTGTAAATACGGTATTGCCCTCTTTATTGGTTCTTGTGTTCCCTGTTTTAATTGTGATTGTGTTCTCCATCATAGTAAACTACCTCTTTCTTTTCTATAATAGTCACACCTTTTCAGTGTGCTTTTACAAGGTCAATTTAATAAAATCAATCTCATAAAAGCGCACTGAAAGCACAATAAAAATAGTTGTGTGAGATGTACTCACAAATTTGCATATTATTATCACGTATAAATCAAGTTACCCACTGGGAGTAAGACGCACAACCTTAACTGGAAAGTTGCGTGATATATATGTGACAGTTGTCAAGGTACAATTTCCCCTTGTGGGGGACGTCTGTCAAAAATGATAGACTTTGCCTGAATGCTATGGAATACTTGAGAATCGCGTTCTATAGGTAAACCGTGGCTTTTTCACGTCCGAACCGCAACCGCGCGTTCTCGATATTTCAATATATTCAGTTTCAAGGTACTCACAAGGGACTTTCAGCACGTCGGGCAACGCTCTTTCCCCTTGCTCAATTAATACTATAGCACATGTATAATTTAATAGTGAAGTTTTATAAAAAAAGTTTATGAAATTTTATGCAGAAACAGTGTATAAAAGTGCATAAAATACACTTTTTTCATGATTTTATGCATTATTTTTGCATACTATTTATAGTAATTGGAATTACTCAAAAAGGGGGTACTTTTAACGCCAAAATGGGCTAAAATTACCCAGAAAGACCTAAGCCGGTTAACTTCCACACTGGCTTGAAAAATACGCCCTCTCTTCCTATTAAAATGTAACGCTCCCCACATCGCCAAATTCATATAAACACCGCCCATATTGTTCCACGCTCCCCCAAATCTCACCTCACACTACCCTCCAAACCCCATCTACCGTCCATATTTTCAAACGCATAATCTCAAATATTTCAGTTAATTTAACTTCATTTCTTGACAAATCCATCTTCCTGTGCTATTATCTCATTATCAAAACAAGCTAAATTAACTCAGCATGCAAAGAAAATCTGCAAAATCCAAATATCCACAACTTGTTTTGATCATTCAATAACATTAAATAACACATCAATAACTCGTAAACCTTAGTAATAACAGGAGGACAAACCAAAATGTCACATCAAACAGAATACGATCTGAGAATGAGATCCTACAAATCAATTACAGATGCTCATCTAATCCCTCGTACCCCAGTGATCATCCAAATCGATGGTCGTGCATTCCATACTTTTACCAGGGGGTTCAAAAAACCATTTGATCAGGTACTTATGGCTGCTATGCGCTATACTGCAGAATACCTCTGTAGAAATATCCAGGGCTGTGTCCTGGCTTATACTCAATCAGATGAAATTAATCTTCTTCTTATTGATTATGAGAAACTTGAAACTTCACCATGGTTTGATAACCGGGTCCAGAAACTTGCTTCTATAGCAGCATCTATGGCCACTAATTATTTCAATCAAAAATTTAAAGAATTAGTAAAAATTATCGGCAGAAGATATTATTCTCCAAACCACAGCTATGATCGTGCATTACTCAAAGGAGCAGAATTTGCTGCATGCGTATTCAATCTCCCACGAGAAGAAGTTACAAACTACTTTAACTGGAGACAGCAGGATGCAATTCGTAACTCTATTCAAATGGTTGGTCAAGCACATTTTTCTCAGACCGAACTAAATGGTAAATGTAATCAAGAAATCATAGAAATGCTTATTCAGCAAAAAGATATTGACTGGAACAAACTTAAAATTTACAAACAGCGCGGTACCTGTATCATCAGATCTGCTCATAGTTCTTTCTTATTAAATGGTAAACAAATTACAGCAGATACATGGTCTCATGACCTTGATATTCCACGATTCACAGGTGAAGGTCGCGATTATATAGAAAGATATCTGTATCCGGATGATTCAAACAACATTATCTCTCGAAAGGACGGAAATAATTAAATTATGCAGAGCAAAGAACATAAAGATAAAAAATATGCTTGGCAATTAGAACGTGACAGTGATTACACTTCTGCTACAGCATTTGACTCCATAGAAGAATGCATTGCAGATGCTCAAGACTACTTTGCAGAAGAAAATGTAAAAATCAAATCAATTACAATTCAGGAACTTAGACCATATGAAATCTCTGTTGATGCAGAAAGAGTTCTTGAGGTTGTCTGGGAGGAAGCAGAGGCAAACGTTGGTGATCTTGTAGATGACTGGTTAGATAGTAGAACAGCTTATACTACCGAACAACTGGCTGATCTTTCCGAACGTTTGACGGGGGTAATTAAAACTTGGCTGGAAGAAACTCATAATGAACCTGATTTCTTCAATATTATAGGAGAAAAAGAAATTTCAATATGTAATATACCACAATAGGGGGATAAATCATGGTAATACTTATATGTATTCTTTTATTTGTATTAACCGGTATTGGATGTTGGGCTTTATGTGCTGCATCTGATACTGATGAATATGATGATGAAGAAATTAAATATGATCAAAATGATGATAACAAATTTAATTAAACAATAAAGGAGAAAAGCAAAATGAGTACTTATACAACAAACACAAAACCAGAATCCAAATTTGAAGATGTACCAGAAGAAGTTCTTACAGACCCAACAATGAGAACAGCACTTGGAATGGATCCTATCCCAGGGATGAATACTCCGGTGGATGATGATAAGCAGATTTCAATGTTTGATTATATGCAGAACAAAAACAACTCTTCTACATCTTCTTCTACCACCACCACTGCAGCCCCAGAGGTGACAGTTTTTAAGAATCTAGTTCATCCAGAATTTGGTGAACTGAGAACTGTTGAGATTGATGGGGAACCTTGGTTCGTAGGTAAGGATGTAGCTGCTGCTTTGGGATATAAGAAGCCGGAAAATGCTATTGCTAATCATGTTTCCGATGAAGATAAAACCAGTACCCTGATTCAGGGGAGTGGTTCAAACTATAAGAGCAAAGCCACCATTATCAACGAATCCGGTCTCTACTCTCTGATCCTCAGCAGCAAGCTTCCATCAGCAAAAGAGTTCAAGCACTGGGTTACTTCTGAAGTACTCCCCTCTATCCGCAAGAATGGTGCTTACATCCGTAATCAGGAAAATATGACTCCGGCAGAGATCGTGGCTCGTGGTCTTATTGCTGCTCAGAAAATTATTGAAGAAAGGGAGAAAGAAATTGTACATTTAAATAATCGTTGTGGCAGGCTGACTCAGACAATAGCTGAAAAACAGGATGTCATTAATGCTATTTCCAGAAATGTACCGGCTCCAACAAAACGTATGATGCTGAACAGAGTAATGAGACGACGATCCCCAGAGCTGGCCCAGAGTCGATGGTCTTACTTATACGCAAGGTTTGACGAGATTTATCATAAAAATGTTAAGATCCGCATGAAAAATTATAATGCAGAACCAGGACATAGAAAATGCTATTCTATTCTTGATTTTATTGAAAAAGTACTTAATATGCTTGATGAATTATATGACTTGGCAGTAAAACTTTTCGAATCTGATTTTACACAGCTTATGCAGGAAATGCATTTATTACGTATGACTGATGAAGAATATGAAGACGAAGAATACTGGAAACGTGTACTTTAAGATAAGGAGGGAATGGTAAGAGTGCCTGCCGGTGCTCTTACCTATTAAAAATATGAGTTATTTACCAATCATAAGATTTAAAAATAGATGGCAAACATTCGATTTAAATTTACATTATCCATATTCAGTAAATGGGAAAATTATTAATTATACTCATTTAGGATATAGAGGTGATGCCTGTTATATTGTTGATAATGAATATAATACATATTATCTTCCTCATGATTACGCTGAAATTATTAATGATGCATTAAAATTACATAGCAATATCTATCATGAATGTGACACAGATTCACATAGACGTCAAATAATAACAAAGCTCGAAAATATGAATAGACGTGAATATGGCGGGAATGATTTTGAATTACTTAATAGTGTATTGGCAGAACAAAGTAGAAACAGCAATTGTATTCATGGCAGAATCTTATACGATACTACGTGTAATAAAGCATATGTATATAACTGTGATGGAACCATACTTTGTGCTATACGTTTGTGTCACTTTGAACCATCATCTACGCAAAGAGGTCGTAGGTCTGAAGTAACATCTACTTTTGAAGAGGAACTTAATATTAACAATATTAACAATTTTAATAGGCTGATAGATAATGTAAGGGCATCTTCTAATAGTTATGAATTTGAGAGAGGATACTTTCGTAGTTTTGTCTCAAGCCGATTCAAAACATACATTCATCAATTTAATTATGTCCCAAAATACATAAAACATTTTATGCCTGGAGAATCAGAAGATACTACTCTCCTGCTCGGAGCAGAGATTGAAGTAGGTGGAAATAATAATATCTCTTCTGATAATGACAAAAATTCCACAGTAAAAAAATGTATTCAGATTATGAATGGATCTGATAGTGATGAAGAAAATCTTATTTACAGTACACATGATAGCACTGTACAGATTGAATTTGACACTATGCCATGCAGTTTGGAATTTCATAAGAACAAAATGAACTACCGTGAAATGTTCGAATATCTTGATAAAGAAGGATATAAAGGTCATGATTGTGAAACTGCCGGATTACATATTCATGCGAATCGTAGCTATTTAGGGAAATCAAGAATATCACAAGAGTTAGTTATATCTAAGATCCTTTATATTCTTGAAAAATTTAATGATGAAATTTGTGTGATTGCAAGGCGCGACAATGACTATAGTGAATTTGCCGGTGAAAAGCAAAATGAAGATTCAATAGTTGAACTGTATGGTAAGTATAAGGATAAAGGTAAACGTGCTGCATTGAATTTACAGCATAAGGATACCATTGAATTTCGTATGTTTAAAAGCACTTTAAAATATGAAACATTTATTCTTACATTAGAGTTTGTAAAGGATATTATTGATTATGCTAAGTCTGTTGATATTGAAGAGATTGAATTGGCAAAATGGTCCGATCTGATGAATTGTTTTTCTTCTGAATTACGTAAGTATTATGAATTTAGGTATCAGAAAAAAGTAAAAGATATAAACGGATCGACTGCAAAGCAAATTCGTAAACGAATCTCTAAATTAAAGTCAGAACTAAAAAATAGTATGAATTTCTTCCAAAAAACTAAGTTACAGCAGGAAATTAGCAATCTTGAGAAGGTATATAAAAAATTAAATAAAAAAGAGAAGGAAGTAGCGCAAGCGAAACAGAGAGCTATAAATTTTTATAATTCTATATAATAAGGAAGGAGAAATATCATTTGTCTGAATTCGGATTAAAAATAAAAAATATAAAGGCCGGAACTCTCTTTGGTTATAACCAGGGAATCAGAAACCGGTACGATTATACTGAAGCAATGTTCAGTAACAGTCTATTCAGTGATTATATTATACAGAATGGACTTAATGTTTGGAATGATACCAGTACACGAGATATTATTTGTCTTGATTTTGATTTTGGAAGTCGTAGTTATGAAGAAGAAATGGATCACTTGCTAAAGCAGTTTGGACCATTTGAACATGATAAATCTTTATCTGAGGAATCCAAGGAACGTATTAGAGCAATATTTCGAAATGTGATTGATAATAAAGACAATTATATGAAATGTTCCAAAGATGAAATCCGGGAAATATTCTATGAAAACGGTGTAAATGTTGAATACATTTCTTCATATACAAAGAAAGAAGGTGAAAAAAAGACTGTTATTAATTATAAAATGCTATACCGCAACTCTTCTAAGGCAAAAGTCGGACAGGTGATGTTTATTAACTCAAAGCTTTATAAAAAAGCATATAACTGGCTGACAATGGGTATTGGAAAGAAAATGCCGATGGAAAATGCTAAGATTGTAGAGATGTCGGCATATGCTCCTCTTACAACCAGTACAATAGTTGGAAAGTTCTATTGTCCTGTAGAAGCCATTCTTATTATTAAAGATACGGATAGTTTCTACAAGACAATAGCCAAGATCGTAAAAGCTGAGGATTATGTAGTTCAGGAAAAAGTTCTGGATGAAACTGCTACAGAAATTGCAAAGCAAAGAGCTATTGCTGAAGGAAAATTTTTAAAAGACGGTGTTACTCCGAAATATACTAAGAGATATAAACGAGTAAATGTTATAAAAAAGAAATGTGTCGTTCATGATGAAGAAACCGAGGTAAAAAATACTCTCTGGGATGGAGAAATGCTGATTGAATCTGATATTTTGCCGGAATGGGTTAATGGTATGGCTCTTTTAAGGCAGCATTTCTTTAAGGCATGTGGGATTCGTACTCATATTCAGTTATTTTTTAAGGATTGGTGCGAAAAAACTGGACATGATTATGAAACTTATGCAGTACAAGATATGTTCGGAGTTTGGCATAAGCTCAAGGATATTCGCATGATTACAACTGATAATGCTATTAAATGGAAGAAATTCATGAATTTAATGGGTAATACTCCTGCTGAAGCTTATAAGTATTGGTGTGATCGCGTAAATGCCGATGGATCTTACTGGGGGATAGTAAAAACCGATCATCCAAGTAAATTAGGCGGTGTGCAGCAGATGAGTTATCAGATGGTTAATACTCTTCCCTCCTATAATATAGATGTTCCATCTCCTTGCTCTACTGATGATGTGCGTAAACTGGCAAAAACCAGTGTGGATTATGTAGAGGGGATGAAAGATGATAACAATCTTTATGTACAGTATCTTAGGAAGAATGCTACGATAATAAATCATTATGAGATGCTGGCAGATTTATATGATTGGAATAAGGATTTTGGAAATAGTACATGGTTCCGATTAGAGAAACGTAAAATTATCAATCAATATGTAACCAGGCTTAGAACAGGCAAAATTACAATTGATGGAGATAATCTTACAATATTTGGAAATCCATATGCTCTTCTACTCAAATCTGTAGGAATGGATCCGGAATCAGATCCTACTCTTAATATTGAGCCAGGAACTATTCAATGTTATACAAAACGTTTTCAAGATGGAGAATATCTTTGTGGTATTAGAAATCCACATAACAGCCCAAATAACATCTGTTACTTACATAACACATATAGCGATGAAATGCAACGATATTTTGTATTCAGTAATAATATCATGGCAGTAAATTGTATTCATACAGATATTCAGGATCGTGCCAACGGCTGCGACTTTGATTCAGATTTCTTTTTTGTGACAAATAATGAAGTAATGGTTAAAAGTGCTAAGGCTGCATATGAACAGTATCCTACTATTGTTAATAAACTCAAAGAAAGTGGCCTTACATATAAGAATACAATGAAAGAATACGCTCGTATGGATAATAAATTCGCCAAATCACGTATTGGTATTGGAGAATCAAGTAATCTCGCACAGCTTGCAATGACTTATTATTGGACTAACCCAAGTCGTGAATTATATGACAACTTTGTTATTCTTTCGGTACTAGCTCAGGTTATTATTGATGGATGTAAACGTGAATATGAAGTGGATGCTATAGAAGAAATAAAGCGTATTAAAAAACTTCCTTGTATGCAGCAGTTAGAGGAAGTTGAGGACGAATTTGGTAATAAGAAACAGGTGCGTCGAGATTTTCCAGAATTCATGAGATATACGCGTAAGATTCAATATACAAAGAACGGTAAAGAGGTGGAAAGAGAATTGGTTGATCAGCAGAAAGAAAAGTTATCTGGAAGAATTTCTTCCTATTATATATGTCCGATGAATAGTTTACAGATTGTTATGGATGATATCAAGCCGATACATTCTACTAATACTATTCCTACTGAAGATCTTGTAATAAAAGTAAAAGGCAAAGCAAACGCTAGGCAAATGGAAAAAATTTTAGGATATGCAAAAGAACTTGAGCTTTTAAGTAAAGATAATATGTCTGATGATGAAATTCTTGCATATACCGAGAGATTCGATCAGATTTTAGCGGAATTAAGAAAAATAAAAATAAAAAATCCAAAGACTATGAGCAGATTGATTGAAATTGCTCTTAATACAAGTAATATGGGAAGAAAAAAGGATTATTCACGTTATACAAGAAATCTTCTTAATCTATTATATAGAATGGACAGAGAAGCATTCTTACAAAATTTCTCGAAAAACTGCAGAATGTCTGAAAAAAAATCAGCCTAAAACCCTTTAAAAGTAACAAAAATCGTAAATACAAATTCGTCCGGTATATGAGGGGAATAACTTTTCGCTTCGTTGCATCTTCAGGCACATATTTTGCGCAGGATATGTGTACATGTATGCAGACAGCTGTTTGAAGAAAAGCGAAACTCTCCGCGCTGTCTCCAATGCGTGTTTAAATATGGGATTCGAATTTTTTTTGTGTAGTAGCCTGCCGTGGGCGTTAAATACACGGCTAAAAAAATCAAATATATTTGACTACAAGGAGAAAGATCATGAGTAATTATAGAATGTCCAAAGGGACAACAGAACACTTTACATCACTTGAAGAAATGAGAACTGCATGGGGAATGAAGCCCGTGACAAAGAAAACTTCTGATAAGAAGAAATTAAAAGAACAGCAGGAAAGATTTCTTAGTAAACATAAGTGTAAAGCATGTGGCACCCCAATGACATATATACATGGTAATGTTATGGCTTGTAAAAATCCTGAATGTAAAGGGATTGAAATCAAGCGCGAAGATAAAGACGGTAATGAAATGGTATCATATATCAATTCCTTCTGTACTTTAGACGATCTTGGAGCTGAAATTGCATCAAACATTTTCAGCGAATAATTGAAAATTAAATATTGATAATTCAAGGCAGTGTGCTGGTCGGTACACTGCTTTTGCTTTATATAACTATTATTTTTATGAGAAAAAGGAGAACTAACAATGAATAAAGTTGAATTAATTAAGGCTGTTGCAGAAGCAACAAATAATACACAGAAAGATATTAAAGTAATTATGGAAGCTGTGCAGGACGTAACATATGGTGCGCTGGTTGAAGGCGACGAGGTAAAACTGATGGATGGTGTTACTCTTTCTGTTGTACATAAGGATGCACGTATTGCACGTAACCCAAGAACAGGTGAATCTGTTGAGGTCGATGCAAAGAACGCAGTAAAATGCAAATTTGGTAAGGCAATTAAAGACGCTGTTAATGCGTAAATAATACTTTGAGCCTGTAGAAATACAGGCTCTATATTGGAATGTAGGATAGTTTGGCAATCCGCCTGGTTTGGGACCAGGACATCGCACGTTCAAATCGTGTCATTCCAACTGCGGGATAGAGGAGTGGATCCTTGCTAGGTTCATACCCTAGAGACGATGGTTCGAATCCATCTCCCGCTATTTGTCATATACAAATGTATATGCCAACCCTTTCTGTTTAATTAATTACATTATGGAGGCTTGGCTCCGATAGTGCGCTGTGAGGCGTATAAAGGCAGATTTACACACTGTCGCTGCGGTATAAGCAATTATATTGCAGTCAATCTAAGCAAAACTGACATGCCAGAGACTCAAAAGGTCTCGTTTCGTATAGGTAAGTGAAAAGATTAAATCCTATGCGGAAATAGTATCATGAAACAGGGAACGATAAGGTGGTCCAAGGGCGACTGCTGAGGAACACTTTCTGGCCGCAAACTGGATAGTTCATGCAAACTGTGAAGATATGATGGTGAATCAGGAGGTTATTCAATCTGAGCATTTATTAAGCAAAGGTGATAGCCATTTGTATAAGTGAATTGGTATGTGCCAAATTAGCTTGTATGGACATTTAGTAGGGATAATAACCGAACGATATGAAGGTGTGATGTATTCTTATCCTCAAAAGGGATCGGAGCGTCTGGTGTAGCACATCTTCAGTAGAGAAGACTTTTCAGATAATAAATAATTACTTATACTTATTGAATTTTAAAAGGATTTAATAAAAACTACAAGTGTGATATTTGATATTATATTCTACAGCGAAAGTCTACACCTCTGCATAACGAAAGCAGCCTAATACCATAGTATATTTTATGCAATATGGTCATTGATGAGTCTCGCAAGACTCTGATATGTTTGTCCGATTCTGCACAGTGTTCTTAGCGGAACTTTGTGGCGCGGCAGCGTCAATGGAATGATGACAACAGAGTAGTTATGTGGCTAAAGAGAAGTGCCACTCTTAAACAAGGCGGTTGTTGAAGCTTACTATATGTGCGCGAAGCGGCGTATAGTGGATAAGAAAAGAAACCATAATGTTTCGAAAGAGCTTCTATATTTATGTGTAATCTCAGCATAAATAAAAAATATTGGAAAATAGTTTAACTGGCAAAACATGATCTCGCGAATCAAATGTAGGTTCAACTCCTGCTTTTCCAGCTTAAATATATGGGAAGTGCCAATACGAGGCTACTTATGATAGAAATGCGGCATTTTTTGAATAGGTCTGAAAGAACACGAGCCGCGGATAATTGTGTTTTAGTAGGTAATAAAATAAAAAGAGGGGCAGCACCTCTGCTTCCCAGATGAATATGTCCGGTTAGTCTAGCGGTATATGACACTGCCCTTTCAAGGCGGTAACATGGGTTCAAATCCCGTACCGGACATTTTTTGCTACTTTGGCGTAATTGGCAGGCGCAGCAGACTTAAGATCTGCTTCCAATAATGGAGTCTGGGTTCGAGTCCCAGAAGTAGTATTTGAAAGTATTATACTTTCTTTTGATTTGTTTGGTTACGCATTTTGTTTATGAGAAGGATTGTATAGTCCTTCTCTCCCCTCCTATTTTGGCTCTATAGTTAAGCGGTTTATAACACCTGCCTGTCACGCAGGAGTCCGGAGTTCAACTCTCCGTGGAGCCGTCCATTTGCAAAGTAAATTCACTAGGTGTGGAACCGACCTGCTAAGTCGTGTGATCCGACAGGATTGAGTTTCGATTACTCTGCTTTGCGTTACAAGATATGTAGATTACAGCCCACCTCCTGTGGGAATTCGTAGGTGAAAATCCTACCATGTAACTCTAGGTTATGTGATTGTAGCATATCATGAATATAAGATAACCGGATTGATTCCGGTTGAAAGGCAGGATCAATTTCCTGCCTTTTATTTTGCTGCATGTCCGGGTTGGTGAGGAAGCGGTCTTGAAAACCGTTGGTCCGAAAGGGCTTGCAGGTTCGAATCCTGTGTGCAGCGTTGTGACTATGGCAGACTTGGCAATGCAGCGGATTGTGGTTCCGCCTTATATGGGTTCAAATCCCATTAGTCACCTTTATTTGCGCCTTTCGTATAATTGGTAGTACAACCGGCTCCAACCCGGTTAGTCAGAGTTCGAGTCTTTGGGGGCGTGTTATCTGAAATGCGGAGGTAGCGCCTCTAGCCTCAGATTACGTTTTGACCATTTAGAAAGTGAAGTAAATGGCAGACTAAAGTACACAGTCTATATCTTAGAATGACAGGCGCAAATCTGTATTCTGGATGAATTATAAGATAAGTTCCAGATATCTAGTAGCGTGAAAATCTGGCGGGAGTTTGACTTAGGACGAAACGCAGTCAAGTTTTTGTGATTTAACCATAAATCATATGGGAAAGTTAAGTTTCCAATAAAATATATGGCCTCCATTTATGGCTATATATTTAATAAGAATAGCTGTTCACTTAACACAAGGGAGAGTAGCCTAGCGGCGAAGGCAAGGGACTGTAAATCCCCCACAAAGAAACATCGAAGGTTCGAGTCCTTCTTCTCCCATGAGGTTGACAAATTAAATCAAAATTCCATAAAACAAGTAGATAAGTTTTACCATGGAAAGTGCTTGCACTTTGATTGGGTTTATTAAAGGTTTTGTCTCTGATTGCAACAGATAATGAGCCTTTGAGTCTACAAATAAATAAAAGTGAGGAAACTTAATTGGTTAATATCAGTCAAAAAGAAGCAGAATACTTACGTAATCATGGAAGAGCTTTTGATGTGCGTGTACGTAATAAACACCATAAAAGTAAAGCAAAAAGCTATTTTCTTGTAGAGCATGTTCGTAGTGTCGAGATGTTAAACAGATACAGAGAATCAATCAATCAGACCGATTTTCTTACTGTAAAACCGAGAGATAAAGATTTTCGATTTTAAGCAGTAAAATAATTTGAAAGTTGGTGTTTGACATAGGCAGGAAGAAAAAAGAAGATGGCATTTACTTTATAGGTCAAAATGCTGACGATGTTACAGGTAGCTGCACTTATATAAAATATAATGGAAAAAAAATATTACTTGAATGCGGATTATTTCAAAACAATAATTATCTGGATTCATATAATATCAATTCTCAGAAATTTCCATTTAAACCTTCAGAGATCGACTATGTTTTTGTAGGACATACACATGTTGATCATATTGGTTTACTTCCAAGGTTAATAAAAGAAGGTTTTAATGGAAAAATTATTGCTTCACATGCAACTGCTCAATTAATGAAGCCATTATTATATAATTGTGCTTTTATATTGTTGAGTGAAGCAAATGCTTTATCATTTAAATATAAACGTAACTACTCTCCTATTTACACAGAAGAGGATGTAGCTACGACTTTAAATTATATATATGAATATGATAATGTACATGAATTATATGTTCTTGATGAAATAGTTTCTTTTAAATGGTTTGAAAACAGCCATTGTCTCGGAGCTAGACAGCTTCAATTAATTCTTAAAGATCAAAATGGTGTATCAAATTCTATATTATACACTTCTGACATTGGATCCCTTAATACAAAAAATCATTATGTTCCAAATACTGAAATCCCAGATACTTTTAATAAAGTAACTATTATGGAATGTACGTATGGAGAACCAGGCAGAATTAATAAAAAGACAAGAAAATTTGATTTAGAACATTTAAAAGCAGCAGTTGATACGGTTACAGAACGTGGAGGAACAGTAATCATGCCATGTTTTAGTTTCAGCCGTACACAAGAAATTCTTACCAATTTATATAATATTTTTCATGATGATATAAATTTCAAATATGACATTGTAGTTGATTCAATATTATCATGTGATATTTGTGATCTATATACTACTCTTCTATCTGAAGACGATTTGAAATTATGGAATAGTGTATGCAATTGGGAGAATGTGAAGTTTATAAAAGAAAAAGAAGATTCCTTAGCATGTGTAAAAAATCATTCACCCAAAATCATATTAAGTAGTTCAGGATTCTGTACGAATGGTAGAATCCTTTCCTATTTACATGAGTATTTAAGTGATGAAAAAAGCATGATAATTTTTAGTGGATATACCGGAGCAGATAACTCTTATTTATCCTATCGTATTAAAAATTATAAGGAAAATAAATTTATAAAAATTAGTGGCGATAAGGTCGAAAATAAAGCTGACTGTATTTCTTTAGGTACATTTTCAAGTCATGCCAATAGAAATGAACTAATTGAATTTGGATCGAAGGTAAATACAGAAAAATTAGTTTTAGTTCACGGATCTGTTGTCGCGAAAAACAGTATAAAGGAAGACTTAAAAGAAGCCATATCTAAAGAAAACAAATCATTTAAAGTGATTGCTTCATCAAAAGATATGGTTATTTATTTATAGGAGAACAAGGAATATGGAATTTTTAGACATTTTAGAAGACGATAGTCTCTATCAGAGCACTATCAAGGAGCATTTAAAAGAAAGAAAAATTATTGTCAACGAAACTATTGATGACAATGTTATTGAAAATATATGTTTAATGATCATGAAATGGAATAAAGAGGATAAGGCACTTCCGGCATCATGTAGGAAACCAATTTATCTCTATCTCAATTCAGATGGTGGTGATGTTATTTCCGGGTACCAGGTTTTAAGCTCTATTAAGACGTCTGTTACTCCAATTATTACAGTGGGATTTGCCAAATGTGCTTCTATGGCATGTTATATTCTGGCCGCAGGACATAAACGTTACTGCTTCCCAAATACAGTAGTTCTTTATCATGATGGACAGACTGGATATGTAAGTTCATCTAATAAAGGTAAAGATATTCAGAAATTTTATGATAAATTAGAGCAACATCTGAATGATTTTATGGTAGAACATACAAATATGACTGCAGAATATCTTGAGGAAATCAAGGATCGTGAATATTATATGTTCCCAGATGAAGCAAAAGAAAAAGGAATTGTAGATAAGATTATTGGTATTGATTGTGAGTTATCAGATATTCTTTAATACCGAATATTAACTTAAACTTTCACAAATATCATTTTACTATTATATATTCAATATGTCAAGGAGAATAAGGAGAAAATAACATGGAATTAAAAAAAACTGTTAAATATGATGGTAAACTCAAAGGTCTTCATATGGTAGACGAACAACTTGTAGATATGGATGGTGAAATCATTGATATTTTAGATATCTTTGAAAAGGCATATGGTGATAAACCTTTTGACATGTCTACTACTACTAAGACTGAGGAAATCATTAATCTTGATGAATTAGATTAAGGTATTTTATATGGATAATAACGAATTTCTAAAAGAACAGCTTGATCTTATTAAGAAAAAACAAATAGATACATCTATTGAGTGGCAAGATGTTGCAGATTTTCGTTCTAGTCATGGTAAAGAGCCAGAGCACCGCGATACAATTCGTAAAGGGTCTAAATTACTTTTAGAATATATAGATGCAGGATGGGATTTATTCCCATCCTCTTCTATTCAATTAGGACGATTTTCTGATGAGATAGCTTTAAAAAAAGAACGTATTAAATTACAGACTGAAAAGCAAGAATTTAATAAATGGATTCGTGAGTATTCTAGGGATGAACTAATTGCCGAACATATTGTAAATGCTGTTAATCAATTACAGCCATTAAATGTACCAGGGTACATTCCCCCAGTACATATGAATAAAGAATATCTTCTTACAATTTCGGATGCTCATTTTGGAGTTGAGTTTGAGATTAAAGATTTATATGGAAATATTTTAAATGCATATAGTCCGGAAATATTCAAGAATCGTATGTGGAATTTATATAATAAAGTTATTGAGCAAATTCAAAAAGATCATATTCAAGTTTTAAATATTTTTGAACTAGGCGATGCCTTAGATGGAATTCTTCGTGCAAATTCTCAGCTTATGCAGTTGAGATATGGAATTATTGACTCTGCCATATTATATGCTGATTTTTTATCTACATGGCTTAATGAATTAAGTAATCATGTTCGAATTAAATTTCAAATGGTAAAACGTTCGAATCACAATCAGCTGAGATTAGTAGGACAGCCTAAAAATGCTTTTCCAGATGAAGATATGAGTAAATCCATATTGGTTTTTATGAAAGAACGTCTGAAGGATAATCGTAATGTTGAAATTATAGAAAATCCAACCGGTCTTGTATATGCACAACTTGCAACATATACAATTCTTGGAGGACATTTTGAAACAAAAAATCTAGGCGATTCTTTGAAAGATTTTTCAAAAACATATCAAGTGCCTTTGGATTATATTATTTCAGGCCATTGGCATAGTTTGACTACTGGAGATGTTGGGATTAATTCAGAATATATTTCTGTACGTTCGATTATTGGTGTAAATCCGTATAGCTATTCAATTAATAAGGTGTCAAATGCAGGAGCCTCTATGTTTGTATTTGAACAAGGAAATGGTCTTGTAGATGAACATCATTATAAATTGTAAAGGAAAATATTTATGGAAACAAATAATGAAGAACAGTTTGTCGAGTTCGACGAAATATTAAATTTTATACATGAGAATACTGGATTTGATAAAGAAGTTATTGAAAAAGTGCTTGATGCAGAAACGAGATTTTTAATTAAATCTGGTATTGCTACTGAACTTAAAGAATAGTATGAGTGGCGTTGCTGCTTATATTATACATTTCAGGAGAGCGTTCTTGCTCTCCTATTTTCTGGGCGTATGGCGCAACTGGCAGACGCGCCTGACTTAGGATCAGGTTTTTGTAGGTTCGAATCCTACTACGCCCATTTTTTTATTATGAGTACAAGGAGGAGTTGTTTATGGCAACAACTAAGAAAATTGAGCCGGTAAAAATGACTCCGACTCAGATGAAGAAAAAAATAGAGGCGCTCGAAGAAGAAATTCGAGTATATAAAGAAGATACCGCATGGTGTTATATGTGCGGAAAACCTAAAAAGAAAAATAGAGAAAATTTTTATAAAAATACGGATCCTTTAGTAAAGTCTGGATATGCAGCTATTTGTTCTGAATGCGCTAGAAAGATTGCATTAAGAACAGATGAAAATGGAGAAGAACATAAACCGACAAAAGAATCAATTATTCTTGCTCTGCAGTATCTGAATAAACCGTTTTTAGAAAATGTCTATAATAGTAGTGTTCAAGCAGCTGAAAGAAATGCTGGTATTCCAGGAGCAAAACAAAATGCATGGAGTACATATATAAGAACCATTGCAATGCAGCAATATTCTGGAAAACAATTCAAGGATTCTGATTTTTTTAAACAAAAAATTATATATGAAGATGAAAAGACTCCTGCAGATGTTATAAAAGGCAAGGAGTCCCAGGATAATTATGAAGGTTTTGAAAAGAATAAAGCTGATGTAATTAGGTTGATTGGATATGATCCATTTGAACAAGAAGCATTGTCTGATCAACCATTTCTATACTCTCAATTAATTGGGTTGCTTGATTCTAGTGAAGACGCAAATGACGATATGATGCGTACTGCTTCTGCTATTTCTATTGTAAGAGCATTTTTACAGCAATCAAAAATTGATAATGCTATTGCTACTTATATGTCTGACGTTCAAAAACTTAGAACAAATTCCGCTACAATAAAAACACTACAGGCGAGTAAAAAAGATCTTACTGCCATTATTAAGGATCTCGCTGCTGAAAGTTGTATTTCTTTAAAGAATAATAAAAATGCTAAAAAAGGTGAAAATACTTGGACTGGTAAAATACGTAAAATCAAAGAAATGAATTTGCGTGAAGGTGAAGTAAACGGATTCGATATCGGAACTTGTCGTGGCATGCGTCAGGTTATGGATATGAGTAATGCTTCTATATTGAAGCAGCTCCGACTGGATGAATCAGAATATTCTGATATGCTAGCAGAACAAAGAGAAATGATAACAAAGCTTCGTGATGATTTGGACAATTACAAAGAAATTTCTCGTATTTTATTACGTGAAAATATTGATCTTAAAGATTATATGGAAGAACATAATTTAATAGAGCCGGATAATTTAGTCGATTTAAATGAACTATTCTCCTGCTTCTCCTCCGATGAAGAAGAAACGGAGGTGGCCGATGATGATGAATCCGGATCTGATTCAAGAGCTTCCGAAGCTTAATTATTGTGAACAGGTAAATAAGATTTTTGTAAAGCCTGGAGTTTACCCATTATCTTCACGCAAACTTGAAGGTTTTATGAAAATTGCAAATCTTCAGAAATATTATCAATGCAATCCTGTAAGATTTATAAATGATTTTTTTAATATAGAATTACTTGATGCACAAGCATGGGTAATTCAGAGAGCCTGGAACTGTCCGAATGTTTTGTTAGTGTGCACCCGTGGATTTGGTAAATCTACATTGATAGATATTATGATCATGGCAAAAGATATGCTATTTAATAACTATTGGACCTATATTGCTTCCGGTTCTGGATCGCAGGCTGAACAAACGTTTACGACGCTCGAAAGGCTTGCGAATGATAATATAGATACTATGCTTGGTTCTACAGGTTATATTTTTAAGGCAGAAATTGAAATTAAAAATGCTGCTGGAGATGGCTTCAGTCACTCTTCTAATGGATTCTCATATTCCCTTTATAATGGCTCATTTACTCAAACACTTAACAGTAATGTAGATAAAAAAAGAGGTATGCGTGGTAGTGTTGTATTTGATGAATGTGGATTCCTTGATGAAGAAATGATGTCGGTATATGCAGCTTTTGCAATTGTAAATAAAAGCTTTAAGTCTGGTAAGGATCGTGATGGCAAATCAATCGATCGTAACCGTCTAAGATGTATTCCATCAAATATTCCGAACCAATTATTTTATATTTCTTCTGCTTCTTCTACAGATACAAAATTCTATAAGTTATATAGAGATTTTAGCAAAAGACAACTCATGGGAGATCCTGATTATTTTGTAGCTCATATTGATTGTGAAGTTGCATTTAAACCAACTATTCGTGGAGAAACAATGGAGCCTTTGTTAACACCCGGTACAGTAGCTGCAGAAATGCGTTCTAATCCAGAAAAAGCGCGTAGAGAGTATTATTGTGAATTTACTTCTGATGCAGGTGCCAATGCGATTATTCGTAGAGGTGTTATTGCGCGTAATGAAGTGATTCGTAAACCAGTGTTATATAACGATACTGGTAAAAGAAAAATTGTTATCGCATATGACCCGGCTCGAAGTCGAGATAATTCGGTAATTTTGGTTTGTGAAATTTACTCTGAAAAAAATCAAGATGGGGATCTTGAATATAAAATGAGACTTTTAAATTGTATAAATCTTATTGATATAAGCAATAAAAAGAAAAAGAAACCTATGCAAACACCAGCCCAGATTGAATATTTGAAACAAGTTATTCTCGATTATAACCAGGGTGGGGATGAAAACTACAGCAATATTCTCGGAGTTTATATTGATGCCGGTTCTGGTGGTGGTGGTGTTAATATTGCTGACTACTTAATGCCTGATTGGAAAGATAAATCCGGTAAAACTCATAGAGGACTGATTGACAAAGAATATTCAGAAGAATATGTTAAAAAATTCCCAAATGCAGTCAATAAGCTTCATTTAATGGAACCAACTAAATACAAATCAGAAATGTATGAAGCCATGATTGAGATGATGAATCAGGATAAAATTGAGTTCACGGCTACATACGATAACAAAGGATATCTTACAATATTTGATATTGATAAGGATAAATACGAAAAAACTAAAAAAGATCTAATTGCCAAATATAAAAAACAGAAAATGACAGATGAAGAAATTGATTACAATGTTCAAAAAGAATTAGATAAACTTCAAAATGTTAAGAGCCATATTGAAAAATTAAATTGGCAAGAAGAAGCTTCTCTCTCAAGTATCGATGCATTAAAAGAGGAACTTGTAAATATGATCCGTATTCCACGACAATCAGGAAAAGATTCATTTGAATTGTGTCCTGAAAAAGCTAACCGTCTTCATGACGATAGAGCTTACGTTACATGTATGTGTTCTTATGCTCTTCAAACTGAACGCCGGAAAAATATTACTGCAAAACGTAAACCTAAAGTTGACAAATCGTTAGTTCAAAAACTTACGATTAGAAAAGGCGTTGTACATTCTATGTTCGAAACTTAATATAATTATATGATATTTCAAAGGAGGTGCTGTTACTTGGCTAGACAACAAGGAAATATTTCTGCAAAAAAAGTTTCTACTGCAAAAAAAATTGATCCAGCACCTTCTCAGCTGAATAATACGGCTGAAATGCGTGATTGGTATCAGAAAAATAAAAAAAATATTGAAAATTATGCTGCTGCTATGGAAGGAGCAAAATCTCTTCGTGATATCACTAAGACAAGCACTAAAGCGGTGACAGCTTATAGTAAGGACAGTCTTCGTACTTACCTGCAAAATATTGGAAGTAATGAAAAGAATTTAAGAAATTTATCAAGATATCTTTATTATCGATGTCACGCTTATTATAGATTAATTGCATATAATGCAAACATGTTTTGTTTAGATGCAAGATCTGTTATTCCGGAATATGATATGGTTGCAGGCGTAGATACGAATGCCATGCTTAGTTCTTATCAGGACACATTAAATGTGTTGGATAAGTTAAATCTTCAGTATGAGTTCTTAAAAGCTTATACTATTTGTTTTAGAGAAGATGTTTTTTATGGATGTGCTTATTATGATGAAATAGGAATGTTTATTCTTCCGCTTGATCCAGATTATTGTAAAATTTCTGGTATATACAATACCGGTGATTTCGCGTTTGTAATGGATATGAGTTATTTCAGATCCAGACAGACTATGTTGGAATTATGGGGTGAACCCTTCCAGTCAATGTATCGTGCCTATGAAAGTGATACTACAAATGGAAAGTGGCAGCCTATGCCAGATGAATATGCTATTTGCTTAAAAGCCAGAGCTGAAGATTGGGAAACTGTAGTTCCACCATTCTCTGGTTTGTTATCTGGAATTATCAATCTTATTGATTTAGACGATCTACAGGCTATTGCTGACGCTCAGGATATTTATAAAATGATCTGGTTAGAACTTGAAACGATAACTGGTAGTGAGGATCCAGACGATTGGAAAGTTAATCCGGATATTGTTATTGAGTATTTTAACAGGATGATTAATGAATGCCTTCCTGACTATACTTCTGCTGCTATTGTGCCAGGAAAATTAGATCAGATTTCGTTTAATAATGATAAAGCAACAGATACGAACAAAATAGCAAAAGCTACAGAAACTCTTTTCAATTCTTCTGGTGGCGCTCAAATTCTTAATAGTGCTACCATCTCAGGTACAACAGCTTTTGGAGCAGCAATTCGTGCCGATACAGAATTAGCTATTTCTATGCTTCTACCACAGACTCAGGGATGGGTTAACCGCTTCCTTACATATTGGGTCTCTAACCCAGCCAAGGTAAAATTCTTTGAAGTTTCTGCTTATACAAAAGATGAATTCAAAAAAGAACTTTTGGAGGGGGCGCAAAATGGTCTTCCTACAGCTCTTGCATACAATACTCTTAATCAATTTTCTGAAAAAGAAACTCTGGCATTAAATGTATTAGAGCAGCAGGTTCTTGGAATATCGAATTTATTTGTTCCATTGCAGACTTCATACACCCAAAGTGGTAGCTCGGATACTGGTGGTGCCCCAACAAAAGATTCTACAGAAATCACAGACGATGGAGAAGCATCAAAAGATAAGGCTGATAAGGCTAAATAAGAGGGTAATAATTATGGATAATAAGAAATTTATAATTACAACAAACGATGAATCAGCTTCATTGCTTATTCAGACTGGTTTTCATCTTGTGAGCCAGAATGGTAAACAGTGGACTTTTTTAAATGACAACAAAATGCTGTTTAACAATTTAAGCGATGTTGTCTATTCAGATAAATTATTTATTTGATTACTCCTCTTCTATTTGAGGAGAATTACTCAAAGAAAGGAGGAAAATCTTGAAGAAATTCTTAACTATTGACGATTTGATTGAATTTTGTATGAAGAATAATTTTTCTAAATTCAGCAGCAAAGAATCTAATGCAGAAATTAGCGTCCAAATGCCAGCAGTCGCTACATTTGGAAAATCTGATGATAATAAGCATACAGAAGGATTATGTCCTTTTAACGCTACTGCATATCATGATCATGTCAACTTAAACAAATCTAATATCAACGAAGATACATTTCAGGAAAATACACAATCTATACCATATCGCCCTATTCTGGCAAATATCGTTGAAAATTCTGATGGTAATAAAGATTTTGGATCACATGATTTTACAGTGGAAACTGATGAAAATGGAGAAGAAAAAATCATTTATCAGGAACGTCCAGTTGGTGTAATCAAAAAGGATTATACAATTGAATATGATAAAGAAGCCGGAGTTAACAGAGCTGTAATTCAGGGATATCTCTGGGAAGGATATTGTCAGGACGCAATTGATATTATGCAGCGTAGACAACAGGTTGATTGTAGTGTTGAATTGAGTATTAGAGAATTATCATTTAATGCTAAGGATAAAGTGTTAAATCTGGATGATTATTATGTTAGTGGATTGACTTTACTAAATGAAAATGTTGGTCCAGGTATGGCTGGAAGTAATGTTCAGCTTGCTGATTTTGAATCAAAAAATTCTGTATATTCTAATTTTGATGTAAATACTAAAATGCTTGAAATGTTAGAGAAGATTAATGCTACTCTCTCTAATTTCAATAAAAAAAATGCTGATGGAAAGGAGGACAATCAGGTGAACAAATTTGAAGAACTTTTAAAGAAATACGAAAAAACTGTAGATGATATTACTTTTACATATGAAGGTCTTTCAGATGAAGAACTGGAGGCTGCCTTTGCTAAGGCGTTTAATACTGATCCGGCAGGTGATCCTGCTCCTACAGAACCAGAAAAATTCGTAAAATCATTTGAACTTTCTCACAGTGATATTCGTTATGCACTTTATAACTTATTAAACGCATATGAAGAAGCAGATAATGATTGGTATTTTATTAATTCTGTATATGATTCTCATTTTACATATGAGAATTGGGATGGAGATAAAATCTTTGGACAGGCATATAAAAAAGATGGCGACAATGTTTCATTTGATGGTGAAAGATATAATCTTCATCGTGAATTACTGACTGATTCTGAATATTCTGAACTTCAGAATATGAGATCAAATTATGCTGCAATTTCAGACAAACTTGCTTCTTATGAAAAGAAAGAGGCTGACGAAGCTAAAAATGCACTTTTTGAGTCAGATGATTATAAAGGAATTTATAAATCAGAAGAATTCAAGGATTTAAAAGAAAATCATACAGAATTTTCAGTTGATGAATTAAAGTCTAAACTTGATACTATATTGCTGTCATATGCTAAGTCTGGTAAGTTAAATTTTGCTGTTGAAGATGGTGATGTGCATGATGATAACGCCGGAAAAAAAACAGTAAGTAAAAAGACTTTTGGAAATCCATCACAGACTAAAAAGAAAAATAGATATGGATCTTTATTTGCATAATGCAAAATAACATATTTGTTTTATGATGTAGTAGTGGAATATTTTCCACTATTTTCTATTTATAGAAAGTACATGTCGTGAGACAGCAATAAATCTTTCTTTTCAAGGAGGAAAGATATGTGGAAAAATATTCCTAAGAATTATGTTGATGAAAAATATCCTGAATTAATTCCGCTATTTAAAAATCGAGAAGATGCTCATAACGGTGTTTCAAGTTCTAAAAAAATAGAATTTGTTTGCCCTTGTTGTAATAAAATTTATGTTCGGTCTATTTGTGATATTGTTCGTTCGGGGAGAGTGCCTTGTGTAACGTGCTCTGATGGATTTTCATATCCAGAAAAATTTATGGCGAATGTTTTAAGTCAATTAAATATTGATTTTAAATATCATGTTAAAGAGCCTTGGACTCAAAGTTATATATATGATTTCGTTTTTGATTATAATAATTGGAAATACATAATTGAAACTGATGGTGGTTTGGGGCATGGACATAATGAAATATCAGATAGAACAAAACAAAAAACGATTTTAATTGATAAGACAAAAGATGATATAGCAAGGAAAAATGGATACATTATGTTGCGTATTGATTGCAATTATAACGATAATAATCGATATGAATACATAAAAGAATCTATTTATACTACTCTCTCATCTATGTTTGATCTATCTTGTGTAGACTGGGAGAAATGTCATTTAAGTTCATTAGAGTCTAAATTCAAACTTGTTATTGATTGTTATAAATCTGGTACCAAATATCTCGACGAGCTTGAAGTATCGACAGGTATAAAACAAAGAACCATAATAAAATATCTAAGAGAAGCAATGAATACTGGAATATTGGACAAAGAAACTATTATGAGTACAAATCCATATAAAGATTTACCACCAAATGTCAGATTCATTAATGAGGGACATTTTAATAGTAGAAGTCGTCTTGTATATTGCTATGAAGACGCTATTATATTTGATTCTATTGAAACTGTATCAAATTATTATGGATTTCATAAAGGTAGTTTACTTCAAGCAATAAAAAATAAAAATGGATTAATAAAAGGAAAGCATTTTAATTTTTATGATAATTTACCTGAAAATTTTGAATTTATATCTCAACAATTTTCATCTGATAATTATCCTAGAAATAAGCATATATATCAATATGATTTAGAAAAAAATTTAATAGCAGAATATGTTAATGCGAATCATTTAAGGCAAATGCATCCGAATTATTTTTATCAAAATATATGGAAAGCATGTAATTGTTCTCGGAATACAGCATATGGCTTTATATGGTCGTTTGACAAATTTTGAATCACTCCTTTTGGAGTGATTTTTTTATTACTAAAATTTTGAAAGGAGAAAAATTATGGCAATTTCTTATCAGATTTCTAAACATGCCGTGGCCTTCCCTTCTAAGCTTGTTGCACAGAATGGTGGAGAACACATTTATAACATTACACTAACCTCTGATACAGATAATGGAAATCTTGTAGCAAGAGGCGATTTTGAAGATCTTGACCGTTACACAGAAGCTGCTGTTACTACATTTGAAGGTAAAATTCAGAAACAGGCTGCTAATGGTAATTGGTATGTAGAGGTTGTTGATCCAGGAGATGCTCTGTTTGTTTATATGCAGGCATTTATTGCAGAGGATTGGACAAATACATGGAAGAAGGAGTCTAACTTCTATAACGCAAAAGGAGACGTTGTAAGAGGTTATGCTCTTCATAAAGGTGATGTATTTGAGGTATCTGCTGAAGGATTTAATGGACAGCCAGCTGAAAAAGCGACAGTTACTTGCGAAAACAAGAAATTAAAAATTGGTTAATTTAAGGGAAAGGAGGAAGAAATATAATGAGACGTAAAATTAATTTTGCTGATTTAAGTGCACATGTTCAGGAAGTATTTTCTAATCTGTGCAAAGACGGTGTTACACCAGAGGAAAATTATGAAGGCTTTAAAAAGCTTACATATGATCTGAATCATAATCCAAACGAAATGTTTGATGATGAAGGAAATAAAATTACAAAACGCGAAGCAGAAAGCGCAGTTCGTAAATTTGTATATGCAATTATGGGACTAAACGAGAATTCTACAAAACGTGACAGAAATCGTGCCATGAAGAAACATGGTATTGAACTGTTTGAAGTTATGGAAGAAGAGATTGATATTAAAGTCGAAACAGGTTTTAAAGAATCAGAATTCTTCAATAATTATGTAGAAACAAGAAACCTTTCCCGCGGAGATCGCCAGGAATTCTGGACAGATGATAAAGTTGTTTTATCTACAACAAAAATTGCGGGCGATCATCATGACTTTACACTTCAGAGACTTGGTTCTGGAGAAAGTTATACTGTAACCACAAGTGTATACGGTATTGCTGTTGGTGCTGATATTGATCTGTATTTGGCAGGAAGACTTGATTGGTCTAAATTCACAGATCAGTGTGCTGCTGCTTTCGTTAGACAGATTCAGAATGATATTTATGCGGAAATGATGAACGCAGGAAAGAAACTTCCAGCTCAGTTCCAGGGTACAGGTGCTCTTTCAAATGCTACTAAGGATAAGCTGGATGAACTGCTTGAGGATGTATCTCTTGCAAATGATGGTGCTCAGGTAGTTATTATGGGTACAAGAACTGGATTACAGCAGTTCCAAAAACTGATGGATGTTGATTGGATCACAGACGATCAGAAAAAAGATGTTGCTACAATGGGACGTCTTGGATACTATGGTCCATATACATTAGTTGAAATCCCACAGAGATTTGCTCTGAATGATACAACTAAGAAATTAATGGATCCTAAGACTCTGTTTATTATGCCACAGGTTGAAGATAAGTTCATTAAATTCGTTGATGTTGGTGAAACAGAAATCTATGAAATCACTGATAAGGGTGATCGTATGGATGATACAATGAAATACGAAGTACAGAGATCAATGGGTGTAGGAACACAGATCGGACGTTATTTTGGCGTTTGGACTTTAGCCTAATTTTTTTTTATTGTAAATTAATATTATAGTCGTGTGTCATATAGATGCACGACTATACGAATAAAAGGAGGAACTTTTCATGGCAACTACTGCAGTGAAAAAGACAAAAACTACTGAAACTGCTACTGAATCTGTTGCAGCATCTGTTACGGAACCTGTTACATCTGAATCAGCAAAAACAGTAGAAGTAAAAAAAGAAAAGAAAACTTATACCCCTACTGATGGGATTCCATGTAAATCTATTACTAATGGTGGACTTTATATGCCAGGGCTTAAGTCAAATATTTTATACACATGGATTGATGCCGGAGATGTAATTGAAGTTGAATATCAGGATCTGCAGGCAGCAATCAGATCAAATAATGGTTATGTTATGAATCCATTTTTTGTTATTGAGGATGAAGAACTTGTTGCACAGTTTCCACAGCTTAAGAAAATTTATAATACATTATATTCTGTAGGTGATCTTGAAGATGTAATTACAGAGCTTTCTCCCGGAGATATGAAGGCTACTATTCTTTCACTTCCGAAAGGGGCACAGGACTCTATTAAACATCTTGCTTCAAAAATGGTAAGTGACGGTAGACTTGATAGTGTAAGAAAAATTAAAGTGCTTGACGAAATCTTTGATACAGAAATGAGTATTATGACAGGACTATTTAATTAAAAATAAGGAGGTATATTATGCCTTCTCTAAATTACGAAGAAATATACTCAAAATTTCGATTAAAAGCAGAAGCTTATGATATTTTACAATATCGTGAAGATGATGTAAGTGCGGTTTTTATGCCGGAATATTTACATGCATCAATAAATAAACCTTATATTCGAAGACTTTTTTCTGAATTGAAACTTGGAGATACAGTTCAGGAATTGACATATATAATGAAATATTCTGTTGATGATGATTTTGATGCAGAATTTATAACTGATATCTTAGGTATAGGTATGGTAATTGAATGGATTACACCCAAAATTAACAGCCTGAATAATATTCAGCAGGTATTTGGATCTTCTGAGGAAAAATTTTATTCTCAGACTAATCATTTAAATGGTTTAAAAGATTTAAAAAAATCATTAATCAAGGAACAGAAGAACTTGATTAAAGATAGAGGTTATATATGGAATAGTTATCTGGATGGAAGTAATACATAATGGATACAATTTACGGACATTTTGATGATTTACAAATTGAAGAATATAAGGAAAAATTACACAAAGAAATGTTTTGGCTTCTTTTATATAAGGATCCAAAAACAAAAGATGAATTTAAAAATGTTGACTTTGAAAAATATTTTATCAATTTAATGAAGAAAATCGATGGTTTGAATACTCTTCTCTTCTATCCTGTAGAAATTGTAGCAATTATGAGTTTATTACAGGCGGCTCTCAATGAGACAAGAAGTGATGATTTTAATTATCGTTCTTACCGAAAATTGATACTAGATGCGCATTCGTTAGTAGACAAAATTAATTCTAGGAGTTGATTCTATGGTTACTGCAGAAATGTACAAAAATTATTTGTCATCATATGGCAGTAATCTAGCTCAGGTAAAGAAAAATCAGTCTGATGCAATTATGAATAATTCTTTTACTGCCGATGCACAATATAAAAGAGTTTATATTTTAACAAAAGATGGATGGAAATGGGAAGATGCTAAATATCAACGTCATGCCAAGCTTTCCATTCTTAAAGATGCAGTGGATTATTATTTACAATTTCGGCCTAAAGTACATTATCCAATAGGAAGTTATGTGTTTGTTCCTGATGATACTGACTTCGATATTAACATATCTGGGCACGAACTTGATAATCCGCTCTCACTTCCAGACGAAAGAATTACACAACTGTGGTTTATTGTCGGCAGAGATGATGCGAATGCTTTTGTTAGATATAATATATTAAAATGTAATTGGAAATTTCAATGGATTTACGATAACAAATTATATAAATGTTGGGGTTCAAATAGATCAGCTAATAGCTACACAAGCGGTCGTTGGGATGATCAATATACATCTTCGCTTGATAATCTGACAGCTGCATGGCTTCCAGATATTTATTATGCGTATGGTAATAATTTATATGATTTAGGACTTAGTGACGATCGTACTATTATGCACGAACAACGTTTTATGCTTACGAATAACATTCTTGACCCAAAAGTCTATCAGGTCACAAAAATAATAGATCTTAATCCTTCTGGAGTAATTAAACTTTCCATAAAACAAGATGAATTGAATAAAAAAGTTGATAATGTTCAACTTAGAATTTGCAATTATTATAAAGGTTCCGGTGATCAAAAAACAGAGATTATTCAGAAACCTCAAACAATGATTACAAGTTCACAAATTGAATGGATGTATCTAAATGACGATGGTGAAATCGAGCCATTATTGGACCGTTCAAAACAGTTTCTTTATATTGGAAAAAATTCATATTTTGAATATAAACTTCCTTATGCCGATCTTACTTCTGAATGGAATATTAGTCTTGTTGACAAAAATTCCGAATATACAGAAGAAGAAAAATCATATTATGAAGGATTAATAAAATTGACTGTAATGGATAATGTCACTATATCACTTAAGCCTGGAAAAGCTCATAGTTTAATAGGCAAGAGATTTAATTTATCAGCCACAGATAATAACGGAGACAATCATTCTTCTATTGAAGTGGAGGTGCAATTAGATGAATAGAGATATATCACATATTACACGAGATCTTGAAAATAAGAAAAATAACGACATCATTTATAAAAAAGATAAACTGTTAAAACTATTCAATGAGGATCCTGATCTTAATGAAATTTTAGGAAAAAAAGATAAACGCCCGTTGAATAAATATACAGATAAAAATAATCCCACAGCTCAAGAACTAAATGAGCGAAATTTAATCATTGAATATAATAAACGAGTTGATAAGAAACAAATTCTTCCTATATTAAAACTGAATGGTATTAATAAAGAAGTATTAAATTTTATTATGTTTGATATAAATGATACTGATACATCATATTACAATAAGGCTATGAAAATACAAACACTTATAGTTATGTGTTTAGTTCATGAAGATGATCTTGATACAGAATATGGAATTGTACGAACAGACTTATTGAGTTATATCGTAAAAGATCTTTTATGTTGGACGAATTCTTTGGGAAATCAACTTAAATGTATAGATGATTATGGAGATATTATTGACTCTAGGTATTATTGTAGAACGTTGAAATTTGAAATTGAATGTCCTAATAATTTATATGCAGGAATGAATAACAAATATGACAATTTCCAAAGAATCTGAAATTGATGCACTGAAATTATATTTTGGTGAACCATTTGTTATCGAAAATGATACATATAATGACATTATAATTAATCAACCTACAATAGGAGACATTATAAAAAGTGGTGAGAAAAAGATTTATTCTACTATAAATATTTTTATTGCCAATCCTACTATGTATCGCATGCAATTATGGGATCTTGGTATTGATTGGAATAAAATGTCTGACTTTTCTTTGTTTTGTATGCTTGTTCCAAGTATAGACTCAAAATCTACAAAGTTACTATTCGGTGACTTGAATTTCCAATTGTTTCAATTAAAACAAACACAAACAGAAGACGGGGAACCGTTTTTTTATTTACTTAATGAAGAACAAAATGTTCAGATAGATGAAGCCGCATATCTACAGATGGCTTCGTATTTAAGAGCTATGTTCAACACTTACCCAAAAGTGGAAAAAGCCAGGGGAAAATCTACAAAAGAATGGATGATTGAAGAAGATCGCATGAGCTTCGAACAACACAAAAATGATGTTTACAAATCCACTCTTCTACCACTCATATCTACTTGTCTTAATCATCCCGGTTTCAAATATAAAAAAAATGAATTACGTGAAGTTGGCATTGTTGAATTTATGGACAGTGTTCAAAGATTACAAGTTTATGAATCTTCTACTGCTCTACTTAAGGGTATTTATAGCGGCTTTGTTGACGCTTCAAAAATTGATAAGAATGAACTTAATTTCATGAGAGAAATTTCTCTCAAAAATTAATTTCTATATACAAAAATTTTAAAGGAGGAAATCATAATGGGATTTACATTAGATGATATCGTAATTGATCGTGTTCAGTATGGTTTTGCCGAAGACCTTAACGGAAATCCATTATACACTTTAACACAGCTTCAGGATGCAACAATTAATATTAGTGCTGAGTCAACTGATGCAACAGATAACCAGGGAAACCTGATTAAACGTTTCTGGAAAGCTAAAACAGGTGAATTTACAGCTAACAATGCAATGATCAACCTGAATGTTATTGGAGCTGCTTCTGGAGAAGGTAAGAAAATTGCTTCTCAGGAGAACAAAATTGTTATGCCAAAGATTATCACCGTAAAGAAAGGTGAAAAAGCAACTCTGAAAGATATTGTTGAAGGTTCTGTAAAAGTAAATGCTTTCAGCGCAAATGGTTCCATGGGTACTGCATATGAGAAAGATACTGCTGCAAGTGCAGACAAATACGCTCTTACAGAAGGTGGAGAGTTTACACCTCCTACAGCTGAAGGTGTAGATACATACATCGTCAAGTATGATCGTAGTGTTGGAGCTGGTGTATCTATTACTAATAGAGCAGATAAGTTCCCTCAGACAGTTAAACTGACCCTGAAGGCTCTTGCTGTTGATCCTTGTCATTCTGACGTATTAAAGGGATTATATATCGAGCTTCCATCATTCCAGGTATCTCCAGAAGTTGAAATTTCATTAACAACTGATGGACAGCTTGCTTACTCTGGATCTATGCAGGTAGATTACTGTTCTGCTGATAAAGCTCTATATCATATTTACTGGGCTGATGAAGACGAAGAATAATTATTAGATAATATAATATTATTCTAATTACGGTCGGTATGTGTCATAGCATACCGGCTGTTTTACTATCCATATTCAAGGAGGAAAACATGGTTAAGAAAAATAACAAGAAATGCATTTTATGCGGAAAAACATATACATATTGTAGTCGCTGTGAAGAATTCGACCATCTTCCAAGATGGATGGAGATTTATTGCAGCGATAATTGCAGAACAATCTTTAATACACTGACAGAATATAATGCTGAAAACATTACAGCTAGAGAAGCTGCTGAAAGAATGAAAGATTGTGATATGTCTGATGTCAGTAAATTTCATGAAGTAAATCAGAAAATGATTGCAAAAATTCAGAAAGAAACTGCTGATATTAAATTACAGAAGATCTCAGAAAAAGATATTGTTGAGCCGGATTCTGTAGTTGACGAAGAAAATAGCGAGGAAATTGAAACTCGTAAACCAGTGCGTACAAGAAAACGTAAATAGTATTTGAATAGTGATTTTTTAGGGGTATGTCTCACTATTCGAGACTACCCCTTTTTTCGCTTTTAAGGAGTAAAAGGATTATGAGAATACAATCAAATTTGAAGCCGCGTGATTATACGGAGAAAGAAGTCTGCAGGATTATAAATCCGAAGCAGCGTGATTTATATATTAAACATAGAGTATTTCCGATAGATATGTATCCAAGTGTTACGGATGACGGAAAAGACATTATTGTTTACATCTTTTTAATTGAAGAAACCAAAGAACTGTTTCTGCAATGGCTTAATCATACACTTGAATAAGGAGAAACTCTACATGAAAGAAAAAATTTTAGATAAACAGGTTTTAAGATATGTTATCGCCACTACTGTTTCTGGCAAACCAACATATCTCAAAAAGAAATTGCAAAAAATTGAATACAGTTTTGTAACAGATATTGATGACGCTACTAAATGCTCATCTTATGCTATTGCAGAGGCTGTAAGAAAATACTACGAACATGACACTCGTGATACTAATGCAGGATTGATTATTATTCCGGTTGTTATCAGTTATGAATTAGTAAAAGAGGTTTGAATATATGGATAAATCAATTATATTGACAATTGATCAAAAGACATTAGATTTGTATACAAAGTATTATTTTTTAGAACATCCAAGAGCCAAGAAAATTCCTATTGAAAAACCTTGGCATCCTTCGATTAATACTTGGATGATCTTACCACGTATACAGATGAATGCGTTAAAACAAAAGTGGAAGGAATTCGTAAAATTCTGGGTAAAAATAAATAAAATGGATAATAGGCAGTTAGATGATTTTGATCTCATTGTAACTGTCTTTTTTAATACAAAAAGACGACATGACGTAGATAATCAAATTCCTAAGTTTATTTTAGATGGGTTGACTGAGGCTGGGGCTATTGTAGATGATGATGAAAAGCATCTGCACTCTCTCACTTTAAAAACTGGATACGATAAGGAAAATCCAAGAACAGAATTTGAATTTATCATACATGAACATACAGAAAATAAGGAATAAAAGGAGATTCATTATGAGCGAAATAAATAAAGTTAATTCAGATACAATTGAAAGAAAAATTGATGTTCCAGAGTTTATCAGACGATATAATCTCTTGAAAACAGATGAACAGCGAGATGAATTTGTTAGAAATATTATTTGGAGAACATATTGCCCTGTTTTAGAAAAGAAACTTGTTCTTCAGACAATACTTGATAAGTCTATTACCACTGGAAAAAACGGGGTTAAGTATATTGATATGTTTTTATCTAAAATCAATATGACTACTACTATCCTTATTTTATATACAAAATTGAACATAGTAAAAACTGATGATAGTACTACAAATGCATTTCAAGATTATGATTTATTATTTGAAAATGGTTTATTAGATCAAATTTGTGCCATTGTTGGGGAGCATGAATTGGACGAACTTATGACTATCAATGGTTTACTTATGGATAATTTCCATGAAGAAAATAAAAATATCGAAGCATACATTGCAAAATACACAGAAGCATTTGCTACCACTATCGGTGTATTTGCCAATGAAGGTATTTCAGAATTAATGAAATATATAACTGAAAATGGAATTAAACTTGACTTAAAATAAATTAAATTATATAGGGGTGAATGTGTATGGGTAAAGTATATGTGGGGAGTCATGAACATTTAATGAAAATGAGAGCTGAGTTTGAAAAAGGAATAGAAAAAGAAAAACCAGCTATTGAAAAAGAAATTGCTGAAATGTTAGCACAAGAAATTTACGAAGATGCTAAACGCGCATATGCTCAAATTATTAATAGTTGGTACGCATCATATTCGCCTAAATATTATAACAGAAAAATGGATTTAAAAGATACCGGAGAAATCGTATTAGAAGGAACAAGTGTTTCAATTTATACAAAATCAGATCCATTAACAGGACATCATTTAGGAGCAGAAGGACTTTATGATTTAACGATAAAAAAAGGATATCATGGAGGCTCGACATATCGTGGACCACTTTATATATGGAGCCATCCTACTGGTCCTGCTGTTAGATCTTTTTCTCCATTTAGAGCAATGCAAAGCTGGATTGAACATTATCATTATCGTTCTATGAATAGCAAAGTTAAAAAAATTATTGCAATACTTCGTAGACATTATTCAAAATATGAATATTTTAGGTTATTTTATTAGGAGGTGTAATTAATGAAAGATAAAGCTGGTACTATAAATGCTAATGGCATAGCAAATGTTTTATTAGGAGCTGTTAATGAAGCTCTTGTTGATGGTAAATCATCTAAAAAAGGAAATAATTCAAAAAATCAGGCTAAAGTAGATGTACAAGTTAAAGGTAAACCTGATATGTCAGAAGTTGAAGCTGCAAAAAAAGAAGTGACTAAACCGGTTGAAGTTCCAGTTAAATTAAAACTTGACGCCTCTGAAATAAAAGCACTTCAGAACCTTCCGACAGCAAAAGCAAAAGTGGAGTTCTTAATAAATAAAAAAGCTGTTAATGATATTGTAGCGAAAGATTTAAATAATGTTATTAATAAAGCAGCTAAAAAAATGAATAGCAAGCTTCAAGGAATTACTTCTGAATCCATGGCATCGCTTGCAAGTTTGGATAAATTTTTACCAAATATCCCTGAGTTATCTTCTAGCAAACATAGAGCAATGATGACAGAGCTTAAAAAAAAAGGATTATCCGATATATCTCAAAACGAACGTGCTCAAATTGAAAATGCATACAGACTTCGTAGCTATTTATTAGACAGTAAAAAAGAAATGTCTAAAGGAGGGAAATTTATTCCTTCATCCGGAAATCTTACTGCCCCTGATACTTCATTATCTTTAGAAGATTATAATAAAGCACTTAATGGATTAATAAAAACAAGTAAGAATATTATTATTGCCTCAGATTTATTTGAACAGTTAAATAAACAATTAAAAACAAACAAACGGAATATTCCTGTTGAACAGGATGTCTCTTCTAAAACAATGCGTAGATTATTAGGAATGGGTATCAAAAAAAATGATCCAGATTATGATCCAAATAACTATGCTCAATATCTGTTAAATCAATCATTAAATAAAGCAGGATTTTCTGATGATATTGATAAAATTGTTGCACATCAAACACATAAGATAGAACTTAGTGTTACAAATAGCCATCTTGATACCATATTTAAAAAATCACAAAATGAAGGGCTTTCTAAAAAAGATTATTCTGAATTAGTAAATAGGTATATAAATAAGAGTCTTGCAGAACTTGAAAAAGATATTTTATCAGATGACCAATTTGGTGAGATTGCATTAGGAAGTATATCTGATATTAAGAAAAAAGCAGAAACTCTTAACGATTCATTAAAGACACGAAGAAAAAATAAATTCATTGGTCTTATGTCAACATATATTGCTAAAGGCGGATCTGGTATAAACAATGAGGAATTTTATAAAGCTCTTCTATCTGATATATCAGAATATGATAAAGATATTGATGCAGAGGGAAAACAAAAAGCAATTGAGCAAGCTGTTCAGAAGCAATTAACGGAACAGAAAGCTGCAGAAAACAAAGAAGAAAAATCAGCACTTAAGAAGACAACAAGAAAAAGAACTGCTAAAAAGAAAGAATCTATTCCTGTCCAGACAGATGTTGAAGAGGAAGATGCCTCTGCGTCTACTCCTGCTCCTGCTATTGAGTCTAAATCTAAATCTGCAAAGTCGAAAGCAAAAAAAGTTTCAAAGACAACGACATCTAAATCTGCAAAATCAAAAGAGAAAGAAACTCAAGAATTACTTGATCAATTAGGGTCTCTTGAAGGCGAATTAATGCGGGCATATGATGAATACGTTGATAAAAAAGAAGCATACAAAAATGGAAAATCTCCTTTTCAATATGCTAATGCTCGTGAAAATTACAGAACGACTTATATAAAGATGCTGGCAGCACAACTTCCTGCATCAAGTTTTAAAAATATCACTGGTAAAGATCCTTTCAGTATATTAAAAGCTAAATCACTATATGATCATGCATATAATACAAGTAGACAAATTTTCGGAATTAAGGATTCTTTGCATGATTTAGGTTATACAAGAGATGCGTATCCTGAAATGTTTGATTCACTCGATGGAATGGCTCGTAAAATTATTACTGTAAATAATATGCGATATAATAATCGTAACAAATCAAATGGAGATACTGATGAAATTGTACAAATCATCAAAGATGTTGAAAATCAAGCAACTCAACTTGAGGATATGGTTCGCGCAGATGGACATTCAGGGTTTACTTTAAAAGGAATTCCATCTATTCAAGAACCTTCTAAAGAAAATATTTCTAAACCAAAATCTCAACCAACTCCTGAAAACAAAGAAGAAAAACAGATTCAGCAAAGTAAAGATGTTGCAAAAGCTAAGAAAAAGGAAGCCGACGCTGTTGTGGCTGCGAATGACAAAATTGCTAAATCTGAAAAGAAAGCTGCTGCGATCGTAGTTTCTCCATCTACTCCGCCAACTCCTCCTAAAGGTCCGAAAGATAAAACAACACAAGAAAAAATAGAACAGGCGGATCGAAAGGGACAATCATCAGAAGAAGTTAGTAAATCGAAAATTCCAGAAACTCCTATCTCTCCTAAATATAAAGTTGTTTCTGCTCCTAAATTAAAGAATAGTAATTCTAATTTAACAAAAACCCCTGTTACTCCTCCAGAATTAGATGGTTTAAAACAGCTTTCTCAAAGGGAATTTGGCGACGCTCAGAAATATATTAAGGTGTATGAAGATACCAACAGAACTATATATACCCTCACTCAGACATATAAAAAACAGTTTGATGCTAATGGTAATCTCTTAGCTGAGGGATATGAAAATGCTATTGCATATTATGATAGTTATGAGAAACTTGAGGGAGAAGCTGTTAAATTAAGTAAAAAGATTAACTCTAATTATGCGAAACTTGATACAGAAAGATATAAACCCACTAATAAACAGAATCCTAATTATCTTAAAAAGTTACAGGATGATATCAAATCTGATCAACAAGACTTATCTGAATTACATAGAATTGCAAGATTAAATGCATCTCTTCCTGATAACGATTATATGTATCAGAACTTTACTCAAGCACTTCGAAAAGGATCTGCTGAATCCTCCAGATCATTATCTGCAACTCGTAAAACAAATCGTGATAATTTCAATGTAAAAAAAGATACACTAAATACGGATATTTCTAAACAGATTTCAGATATAGAATCTCTTGGACAGGCTGGTACTATTGCTGCTGGAAAACTTCAGGGTATACAAAAAAGTTTATCTACTATTACTACTCCTGCTGGGTTAGAGAACGTTCAAAAACAAATCACAGATATTAATGAGCAGTTTGATTCAAATAAAGCTCGTGAATCTGCTTTAAATTATGTGCATAATCTGGAACAGGGATTGACCGGGAAGCAGAATGTTGTTATTGGCACTAAGAATGCTTCTGATAATTTTACCGGAAGTATTAAAGATGGTAAATGGATTGGTCCATTAGCTGGTTTAAATAGCGAATTTGAATCTACTTCTGCTAAACTGGATGGATATATTGCTGATGCAAAAAAACTTGGAGACGTTGGTAAAAAAGCTGCTGACTCATTTTCTACTTTAAAAGAAAATCTTAAGACTTGTTATACAGAATCTGGATTGAAGCAAATCCAAGGCGATATGAAAGTAACTCAGGCTCAACTTACTGCATCTAAAAAGCAGGCTGATGCCATCAAAAATTCTGATATCGCAAAACAATATGACAATGCTATTGATAAGGCAAAAGAAGTAAAATCCCTTAATGCAGAATTGCTTGGATATAAAAAAAAACAAAGTCAATATTCTAAAGGTAGCGATACATACACAGAAATTGGAAATCGAATTACTGAAACAGCTGAGGCAGCCCAAAAAGCAAATGATGCATTTGAGAAGTTAACTCAAAATGACTTTGTGTCAAAGAATTCTGAGGCATTAAAAAATGCCGGAAAAAATGTTGAAGATTATGACAAAGTTGTTCGTGAGATGAAACAAGCTCAGGCAGACGTATCTGGATTTGATGAAAAGACTATCCAAGCTAATAATAAAGAAGCATTTACAGAACAGTATACCAAAGCTATTGAAAAAGTAAAAGAACTAAAATCTGCTATGCAGGATTTGTATAGCTTTGAAGCAAAGGGTGCAAAAGGTCAAATTTCAAGTGATGATTTTATCTCAGGATTTACTGATAGATTTAAAAATATAAAAAATCTCAAAAAAGATGTTGACGAATTCAAGAAAAATACATACCAGAATAATAAGGATGATGCTGATAGCGTTCTGAATCAGTTGCTTTTTGGTAATTATGAGAAAGCATTTACCGATTCTGAGCAGAGTATGTCAGATTATGAAAATAAAATCACTACTTTAATGACTCAGGCATATTCTCGTCAGAGAAAACTTAGCAATGATTTATATAAAATGGCTGGAAATAAAAATTATTCTGAACAAGAATATACTGAAAAAATGAATCAGCGTAATGGTGTTCAGGCTACATATGAAGCATTAAAAGCACAGATCAAAAATTCTGGTAAAAATATTGATTCAGATAGTTTAATTTCAGATATAAAAAATGCCTCCGATCTTGACAGAAATAATATTCTAGGAAATTTAAAAGAGTCATTATCTAGCCAAATAAATGATTTTGAAAATTCTCTCAAGCATATGCAGAATACTATGAATCTTCCGGATGGTATTGCTTCATTAAAAGAGAAATTAGAAAGCGCATTTACATTTGAAAATGGAGCCGATAATATTGGCAATTTCAAAAATAGAATGCAGGATTTTTATCAAACTTTTGATTCTCTTAAGGGAAGTTCATTTATACAATTTGCAAATGAATTTGGAACCGCTTTTGATAGTTTAACTAAGGCAGAAAATTCTTCTGGTAAGGTTTCGGCATATACAGATAAATTAAATGGTTTTGTTGAATCATATAATGATATTGTAACCAGGTTTCATAATAAAGAAATTGATACTAGCCAAGCTCAAGATGAAATTTCTGAATTAGCATCTAAAATGCAAGATTTTCAAAAAGTTGCTAAAAATTATGATAAAACAAATAGCAAAGGAACTTATTTAGAAGGAACAAAAGGACTGGTACAAGATACAAAAGATGTTGAAACAATGCTTACAGAGTACGCTAATTCTATCGGATTAACATCTAAGATTTCTTCATCTATCAATGAAACTACCGGACAAGTAAAGATGCAATTTGCTGATATATCTGGTAATGTTGTTACTTTAACTGGTAATCTTGAAAAAGCAGGAAATGCAATGCGCATTATATCTAGTACTGCCTCCAAAGCATCAACCGGGATGTCTTCATTCGGAACTTCTATTAAAGGAATGGTATCAGGGAACTTTAAAGGTGCTATTGCAGATATTGCAAGTTATGTTTCTTATTTCCAGGTAACCATGAAAGCAATTCAGCAGGCCAAACAAGGCTTCAATGATTTCTTAAATTTCCAAAAAGACTTAACAAATGTTAGTTATACAATGAATTTATCGCCGGATCACTTACAGAATCTTGGTACTTCTGCAATTGATATGGCAAAAGATTTATCAATGTCCTTGGATAATACTATGGACATTTATAAAATCTATGCAAACATGAATACTACTGCTTCTGAAATTCAGCAGACAGCTAAACCAACTGCTATCTTAAGTAACTTAAGTAGTGTTGATGCCTCTACTGCTGCCGATCAGGTACAGGGTATTTTACAGCAGTTCCATATGTTAGAAGATGGATCTACTACTGCTGCTGACGCCTCTATGCATATTGTCGATGTTCTGGATAAAGTTTCCGGAAGTGTGGGAATTGATTACGCTAAAGGTATCAAAATTATTTCTGATGCTGTACAGGCTTCCGGTCAGGTTGCTTATGATGCAGGTATGTCATATGAACAGCTTGCAGCTATTACTGCTAAAGTATCAGAAAGAACTCGTGAAGATGGATCTTCAATTGGTAATGCTTTGAAGACAATTATCACAAGAACTACAAAAGTCGGTAAAATGCCACAATATGCCGACGAAGTTGACAATGCAACTTTATCTAATGCTTCTGCATCTTTGCATGCTATAGGTGTAGATGTTTATAATCCGGATGGATCTGATCGTGGTATCATTACTGTTATGTCTGAGCTTAAAGATAAGTGGGACGATTTAACTGATGCACAGCAAGCCAAGATCGCATTCGATGTAGCAGCCTAAATGTGGACTGTGTATGAAGAAATTCATACTGGAATGATTTTAATTGCAGGTAATGCCTTAATAGGATAATCCTATCTATATAGTATAAATATTATATAGAGCCTTGCACCACAATAATTGGGAAACTAAATTATGATGGTTTGAAAACGCAAGGATTGGCTGTTCATGCAGCGAAGCACCCTAACGTATCCCGTAGATCATACGGTACTTGAGTCGAGGGTGAACGTTCAACGACTAGATTCTCGTCGAGCTATAGACAAGAGAATAAAGGTGGAAATCCTGAATATCTATAGCAACAATCGTAGGGCGCAATCGCAAATGGCGTGGGTGAAAACCCCTTAAATCGAAAAGGACACCCTAAACCGTAAAGGTCGGTAGGTGAAGAAATAGTCTAGTCTTATATGAAAGTATAAGGATATTGTTAAAAAAATAAATTATGAAAAAATTTGATAAAGAATATTCTACTCAATATACACCTGAGAAGGAGTATTTATGGAGTATTGGTATAAAGCCTTCATTTATAAAAACAATAAATGAAGTGACTACATATAAATACGAAAAAACGTCAATGTTATTTAAAGCACTGGCGATTTTTTATGCAAAAAATTGATAATAAATGGAGTGATAATATATGAAATGGACTTCTGAAAAAGAAGAATATTTAATAAATAATTGGCAACATCTATCTGATGACGAATTAGCCGAAAACATTGGCACCACAAAAGGTGCAATCATAACTAAAAGAAGACGATTAAATTTAATTCGAAAAGAAAAGATTTTACGTAATACTAAAAATTATTCATATAATGAAGTAAAAGACCAATTTTCTAAAAAGGGATATATCCTTATTGATAACAGGTATAAAAATTATACTACTAAAATGAAATATATCTGTAAAAAGCATTCTGAAAAAGGCATTCAAGAAATTAATTTGTGCGATTTATTACGTAATCGAGGGTGTTATTATTGTGGCAGAGAGCGCACCATGGAAGACAAAGTTTTTGATACAGAATTGGAAAAATGAATGTCAAAAACATAATTTCATTTATATATCTCATTCGCATAAAAATGGTTATACATATATAAAGTATATTTGCAATAAACATAAGGATAAAGGAATTCAAGAAAAAGAAGGATATACACTTTCTAAATGTCCCGGATGCCCATATTGCAAAAAGACATTTTTTGAAAGTGCGATTGGTGATATATTAGATAAATGGCATATTAATTATGAAACACAAAAAAGATTTTCAGATTGTAGAGATAAAAACCCTCTCCCATTTGATTATTATATTGAAGATTTTAATATTGCAATTGAATATGATGGGGAGTTTCATTATAAACCAGTTATGCTAGGCAAAACTTTGACATATAAAACTGCATATGAAAATATGATAAATACTCAAAAAAGAGATAATATCAAAGACACATATTGCCAAGATCATAAGATTAATTTAATCCGTATTCCATTTTGGGATCAAATTTATATGGAAGATATTTTATTTGATAAATTGGTTGAATACGGAGCACTAATAGAAGAATAAAAGGAGAAAATTTTTAACAATATCATGTAGTGTTGCGAACTACATTAATACGACGACACGTCAGACAAGTAAGTTTAAATCTATGCTTGATGCATTCACAGACTCCATGTCACTGGCAGAGGAAGCAACAACCGCAAATGGTAATGCTGAAGCTAACCAGGAAAAATACATGGAATCAACCGCTGGTAAACTACAAGCAATCAAAACACAAATGCAGGATTTCTGGGTTAATTTCTATAATTCAGGTACTGTAAATGGTGTTCTTGAATTTGTACATAGTTTAACAGAAGGATTTACGTCACTTGAAAAAACACTTGGACCAATACCGGCATTACTTACTGCTGTATTTGCAGCAATGACAGTAAAAAATGCAACATTGGCAGGATTAAAATTCCTGAGTGGTGGAGGTCTTGCAACAGTCGTAGGTTGACCCAAAAATCTAAGGGTTACACGTTATTTTCCGATTTTTAACAATGAGCCTATCTACATAGAGATTCATATCAATGTGTGGAGAATAGCGACTTAAAATAAATAGAGGATTAACACGTCGAATTCACTATTCTATGCTGATCACATAGTGAAGTGTGCGAAAGCTCGTGACAACGCACGTGCCAACCTGATTAACGATTTAGTCATATGTGAAACGTTAGTAACAATTACGCAAGTAATGACGAGGGAAACATATAAATAATCAGGAGGAGTAGAGAGAGCACCCTTCCTCGGAGTATATTATATATACTTTTAATGAATGTTCCATGAGCGGCACTTCTCTTCTGCCGAATCGCTTTATGCGAAAGAGAGAAATTATATTTGATAAAAGAAAGACACCGCGGTGATCAAGCGCAGTGTCTGTAAGATAAGCTTTGAATTTTAAATTATTGAAATTTAACCTTTAAAACTTTAATTGCGTGGGTTTCACCCCACACTACCAGAGTTGTATTTCTACTTCTCCGGTGTCTCGCTTGCAAACTCGCAATTAATATCGATGCTTTGTTCTTCCAGGTTTATTGATGTCACGAGTTTGGTTGGATTGTGCTGTAACACCATCCATAAAGCTATAAGTAATGCTAAAACCTTAAAGAATCTTTTAATTGCTATCTTTGCAAGCTTAAATTGATGTTCTTCTTTCTTCATGTTCCACCTCCCTTCTGCCATATGGCTAAAGTAAATATAAGTGGATTTTGATTTCGGACAGAACATCCGATTTTGATATTTATGATTGTAGGTGTGTGCAAAGCCGAGGCACACTCTCGGCTATCCTACAATTAGTAAATATATCACTAGACTTTATTGTTGTAAAGTCAGAACGTAAGTTCATTCTTTTTCATATGTCATACATCCGATGATTAAATATCGCCTTGTTCTACCGTATTCTTCTGAATCAGTTTGTGCATAAAGTGTATAGAGATTTTCAAAAGGTTGTGGCACAGGTTTTTTATAAAACGGAGATGAATATAAATTTTTTCTATACGGATCAAATTCTTTCCTAAAATTGTCAAGAAAATTCTGTTTTTTATTTTCTATTTCATAATCTGACCTATTCTTCAAATCTGACATTGTAATAGAATATTCTGTTTGACAATATTTGCCAGGAAAAATATCTTGGATGACAATAACTTCACATCCACATATGTCAAGAATTAAAAATGGTTTACAGGAACAATAAAATTCTGTGAATACCCATCGTGTACTTCCATATGAGTTCATTGATATACTATTTTCAGGAGTAACTGTTAATGATAAATTTGCAATATTTTTATGCAACGCTTTCGTATAAATATCTTTGACCGGTTTATACTTTGCATATTTGCTTTGTGAGACAGAAATTAATTCTTGAAAATCGTCTGGCAGATTTGAATTTATGTGTCCAATCATTCTTATACTAAGGCTTATATAATCAGGATCAGATATTGATAAACCATTATTATGTACCAGAATTTTCCTTAGAAGTTTTTTATCGACAATTCGATAATCTTCCCAGAGAGTATTTGATTCTTCTTTTAATTTTAGAACATCTGGAGTATTAATTTCATCCCAAAATGATTGCTTAATTTGTTTTTGAGATTCACCGATTTCTATAATCTTTTTTATTCTATTGATTTCTTCTGGGCTATAATTTTCAGTATACATATGTACTCCATTCTGAAAGTAGGTGTTTATATGATTAGCTTAACAAAAAATAATAACATTATTATTCCGTCTCAGATTCAGTTTGAAAACCAATTTGCCGTCTTGGGGCTTCTGGAATCTCCTTTGGCTGCGCGCTTAAGAGAAAATCCAACTGATTTATATGTTGTATCAGTTTCTGCGGTTTGCCGTAACTGTCCTCTCCGTAAAACACGATTAGGTTGTACCCAATGTAGCCGACTTTGTTGACAATTATATTAACTGTTTCTCCAAAATGAGCTACTGCAAGAACCATATCATCTTCGTCTGGTAACGATTCTTGATAAGAACATAATGCCTCATATAGTTTTTGAGCGATTACAGGAGCAGTATTTTCATTCTGAATATCAGCAGATAATTCTTGTTTCATATGAAGTCTACGTTCTTCTACATTTTCATAAAATCCATTTACAATATTATGCATATTCATAGTATTTCCTCATCTTCCTGGCCACCATTTGTGACCGCACTTCTGGCAGAGATTTTTCTTTTGAGATGCACCAATCCAGCCAAAGAGTCCGTAACCTTGTTCTTCTGTTGTAACAGATGTAGAACCACAACGTGGACAACGGACGACATTGGAATTTGATTTGGGTTGAACATAACGTACTTGTTCAAAAGTAAACTTTTCAAAATTATGCGCCATACAATCAAGAATCATCTTTGCGGCAAATTCGTTTGTCAGTTTATATGTATTGGCCCATTCTCCCATTTTTTCATGAAACTCTGCATATTGCGCACTACTGATAGGTGGACGCGTTTTAGATGATCCATATTGTAATTGAAGAAATTTGGCGAAATATTGCTGATCTTCTGGTGATAAAGACAGAATATATTTTTTAATGTCAGTAACATCTTGTTCTGCGTAATTGATTATACATGTACTTTTTGAGACAATTTCCTGTAACGGATAACCACAGTGAATACAGGCCGGAGCCTTATCAGACACCTGGCCCCCGCATTCAGGACATTTAATAAGAGCCATAATATTACCTCCAATACATTTATAGTTTGATTATAACATTAAAGACAGCTCATGTCATTAAGTAAAATCGGAAAAGTAAGTAATGCTGTCAAACTATTAAATACTGCTGCTACTAGCGGAGATATTGCAACAGGTATTTCTAGTTTATCCAATTCATTAAGAGCGGCAGGGAATATGTCGGCTGGAGTTAATTGGATTTCTAAATACGGGAAAGTTTTGGATTCTGGTATAGCATATCAAGCTCTTAAACAAGCATTTCCGGAAGAATCATTAACAGAAGATATGCTTGCTAAAATTGGGTATACTGCAAACGGAGCGGGTAAAGTTGGAAATGCTTCTAAATTTAGCTCTGTAGGATCTACATTTGCAGGTCTTGGTGCATTCCTCAAATCAATTTGGCCTGTATTAGCTGTTGTTGGCGGAATTGCAGCAGGTACAGCTGCATGGAAATGGGCAGATGATAAATTTACTATTACAAAAGCTACAGCCAAAAAACACTCAGATGAGTCGGCACAAGCATATCAAAATGCAAAAACAGAGCTTAGTACAAAACAGTCTCAGTATGATACTAATCAGGATCGTATTCATGAGCTTCGTGCTACACAGAATAGGACTTCTGATGAAAATGCTGAACTCTCTCAGCTAACGAAAGAAAATTCTCTACTTGGGACACAAGTTTCTGTACAGAAAAAACTTGTTGATGCCAAAGCCCAACAGCAGGCCATTGACGCAGATATGAATCTGAATAAAAAATATACAACAAGTCAAGCTGTTGCAAATGAATATAGTGACAGTGTTGTTGCTAAACAAGAAGATATCGTTGAAGAAACTACCAGAAAAGTCAATGAGTTAGCTGAATTACAGAAAAAACGTGATGCTGCATACCAAAAATTAGATCAAATGAGTGCTGATGATGAAGGATTTACCGAGCAGCAAAATATTGCGAACCAAATGGATGATCGTGTTTCTAAGAAACAGAGCGAAATTGCAGACGCAATGGATGAAATATCTGATGATTATAATAGACTATTTGATGAAGATACAGGTGCATTAATTAATCCTAAAACAAAAGATACTGCAAAATCTGTAGAAGATCTTTTTTCATTATATGGTCGTGTAACAGATTCAGCTCAGGAAGAAACAGATCGCATTAACAATATTTTCGCCAAAGCAAAATTTGATGGTGTTGAAGATCAATTAGTAAATGCTGGAAAATCTGGTGGTACCGATGCTGTTAAAGCCAAGATCTCAGAAATCGATGGATTACAAGAAGCTTTAGATAATGCTGGTATTAGTGCTGATACACTTGCATCTAACATTATGGCTATTGCTAGACCAGATGAGAAAAATCTTGAAGGTATAAAAGAAAATCTGAAAGATATTTTTGATATCAGCGCTGATTTAAACGAAGGAGATAATTTTGTTGGCCCATCAGGAAATCTTTATAATTTCTTTAAGGATAAAACTGATAAGCAAATAGAAGATTTCTGGAATTATTATAGCGATCAAGGATTAGATGGTTCTGATTGGAATTATATGGATCTTGCTTCCAATTTTAATAAATCACAAGAAAAAGCAAAAATTGAAGCTGAATCAAAAACCTTCTCTTCTCTCTTCAAGAACTCTGCTGAAGATACAGCAACAGATCTTGATACCATAACAGACAATTTCCAGACAGATATGTCAAATATCAAGTCTTCAATGGATTCTATCAAATCCGGTACATTCCAGAATTCAGATATTACTGATCTTATTCAGCAGTTCCCGGAACTTGCTACAGAGACTGATAATCTACAACAGGGATTACAGAATTTAGCATTTGATAAAGCAAGTGATGCTATCGGTAAAATCAGAGATTCTGTAAAAGATGTAACTGATCCGAAACAGCTTGCTGCCGCTGATAAATATATTCAGAGTATTATGGATACTATGGATCTGAGCGGATTTGATATGAGCAATGCTAAGTCTGCAATTCTTGGTAATTTAACAAAGAATTTAGCAGACAAACATATGGCCTCTGTTACAACACCAAATCTTGTAAATCAGTTAATGTCAGAATATGGAAATGATGAAATTGCAGTTCAAGCAATTATGAAATTGTCACTTGATCCATCAATGGCAAATGCTGATCTCGACACTTGGAAATCTAAAATTGAAGATACTAAAGTACAGATTCAGTTGGATACTTCAGCTAAAAATCTGGATAATCTCTCAAAAGAACTAACTCGTCTTCAAACTGATGCTTCCAATCAGCAGACAAGACTAAACAATAAATCTGCTTATAATATGAAAGCTACTGCTTCAGATTACACCAATTTAATTGAAAATGGTGACAAACAGATTGAGAATCTTAATAATCAGATTAAAGAATATCAGAATAATATCGATGCTTTGAAAAATAGCAAAGGCTTATCTCCTCTTTCTGATGAAGATAACGAACAAATTAAGCAGTGGCAAGATCAGATTCAAGCTTCTCAGATGTCTATTGAAAACATGAAGGCTTCTCAGGCCGATTGGACAAAAACAGCATTTAATCTTCCAGTAACTGATATGCAGAACACTGTTACCGCTCTTACATCAGCTATTAGCGAAATGCAGACAGAAACAGGTCTTACATCTGATACTATGGATAGTCTTAGAACACAATTCAGTGATCTAAAAGATGCTCATGTTGATAATGTATTCGATCGCACTGCAAAAGGTTTGAAAATCAACACAGAAAGAATGAAGGATTATCTGGAACAACAAAATGAATTCATGAATTCTGATTTTGCACAACGGATTCAGGATTATCAGGATCAATTATCAGCAGGTAATAAAGATTATACTCAGCAAGGATTAGAAAATCTTAAAAATCTGCAGGCACAGTATTTTGCTCAGTATCAGGAGGCGGCAAAACAATTCTCTGATTTCCAAGCTATGGTTAATGCCGACAATCTTTCTACTGAAGGCAATGAATATACTACAGCTAAGAGTTATCTGGATAACGCAAAAGATCTGTATGATAAAGGCTTAGTTGGTACTCCTCAGTTTAAAGCAGCTGCAAAATATTTCTCTCAGAATGGTTTTGAAGATGCTGATAATTTCATTGAGAACTACAACAAACTTAAAAATTATTACACTGATGATGCTTCCGGTCCAAAGAGATTTTTAAGCGATCTTGAAGCTAAGGGATTGGCCACTTACAAAACTCTTGAGGATGGAAATCAGCAATGGATGTACTCTTTCACTGATACTCAAGAAGCTGCAGATGCTATGGGTATGAGTCTTGAATCATTCGAATCTATGTTTGGTAGATTGAAAGATTATGGCGATACAAATAATTTTGTATCTTCTCTTGAAGAAGGTGCCCTGAAATCTGAAGAGATTGACGATAAACTCATTGATGCTCAGATTAAAATGGGAAAACTGAAAGCTAGTGGTGCAAATCAATCCGCTCTGGACGATCAACAAGCAGTTATTGACAATTTAATTGCACAAAAAACTGGTATTACTCAGGCTATATCTGATTTCAAAGATGGTACTGTTGATCGTAAGATTCAGGATATCAAGGATGCCAAAGGTTCTATTGACGAATTAAATCAGTACATAAAAGATAATGGTATTGATAAAGATTCTGATTTAGGCAAGAAATATATCGAATCAATTCAGGAACAAGCTAAGAAGACAGGCATTAAATTAACACCTGAATTTGAAGTTGATGAGGCTGCTTATAATGAAATGATCCAGAGTTATGAAGCGAAAGCTAAAGGCTCACAGATCAAACACTTCCAGGATGTCAACGAAGGAATTGAAAGTGGTAATACTGGAGATTACTCTGATTCTGATGTTGAACTGGTTAATAAAATTAAAGATGCTCAGGAACAGAAAAGTGAAGCATTACAGAACGTTATTGATGCTGTTAATTCATTGGATAAAGATCAATGGAATGAAGCAAACCAGATTGAATTAGGCAATGGAGCTTATGAATCTGAAGATCAGGGTATTCGTAATGTTGAAGATGCTCTTCAGGGACTTTCAGATCAATTTGGACTAACAAAAGAACAGGCAACTGCTCTTCTACCGGCTCTTGAAGCTTTAGGTGTTGTTAATATTGATCCTAATGTTGATATGACCGGGCTGGATGAATTGGATCAAGCTACTCAGGACGGAATGGCTTCATTGCGTCAGATGCAAGCAGATGGGGATATTAAACTCTCATTTGATGTGGATAGTAGTATAGAAGGATTATCTGTAGATAAACTACAATCACAAATTGGTGAATTAGAGCATATTAAAGTAAATTTTGACGTAGATCCATCTGAATATAAAGCAATTCAATCTATGATTGATCAACGTGAAATGCAAATGCATGTTCAGATTGCAGTAGATAAAACCGGTGATATTGATAAGTTATTATCTCTTAATGATGAAGAGTTGGCTCAAAAAGCTGAATTGGACGTAGATGTCAATACCGAAGATGGTAAAGCTAAAATCGATGAACTACGTTCAAGTCTTGAATCTTTATCAGGTGATACACCTGCTATATCGGTTAAAATTGACGAAACTCAATTCCAAGCATTGACAAAAGAACAACAAGGCCAAGGAACTGTAACTTTCAAACCAGAACATAGCGAAGTAGATGCTTACCTTGCTGAAGAGAAAAAAAGCGAAGGAAAAGTAAAATGGTCTAATGAGACAGGTTTAGTAGATGTTTATGCTGCTACCGAACATTATTCTCATGGTACTGTTCATTGGGGAAATGATATTTCTGCCGTTCAGACTTCATTCACTGCTACCGGAACTGTTAATTGGATAAATTCAGGTGGACCAAGTGGTGGTTTGAGTAAAGAAGTTCAACTCTCAAGTGGTACGTTCAAAGCTAAGTCTACAGGAAGCGCTTACAATGTTTTAAACATCACACCAGCTCATGCAAGTGGGACAAATGTTGCTATTAAACAAGATCAGCAAGCTCTTGTAAATGAAGTGGGTATCAACGGTCACGCTGAATCAATTGTTCGTGATGGTGTTTGGAGTTTAATTCCTGGCGGTGCTCATATAGAGAACCTGAAAAAGGGCGACATTATATTCTCTACTACTCAAACTGATGCTCTTCTTAAACACGGGGCTATTCAAGGACATGCCAGAGCTTATGCAAGTGGCACTGTTACTTCTCCAGGCGTTATGAAAGCTTATGCTGCTGCTGGTAATACTCCGGGATTCCACTTCCAAGGCGGGGCTGCAACTGTTAAACCTGCCGGATCTGGAAATTCTGGTAACTCCGGTAATTCTGGTCTTCAACATGCAATCGAAGATAATACAGATGCGGTATCAAACAATAGTGATGATACAAGTGACGCGGCTGATGAAGTAAGCGAAGCTCTTCAAAATGTAATCAAGAAGCTGAATGATAATTCTATGGATTGGGTTGAAGTTGCTATGGATCGTCTTGATCGTATAACTTCTAGGTATACAGATCTTGCCGAAAGTGATTATAGTCATTATACAAAAGCTCAAAAGTATTATAATAAAGCTCTTGAAAATACAGATAAAGAAATCAAGGCTGCTAAAGAAAGCATCTCTGTTTATAAAAGGAAGTCCGAAGAAGTTGCAAACAATGGCGAAGTAAGCAAATATCTTACTCCTGCTCTGAAGAAAAAAGTTCAAGATGGCACTATTAATATAGAAACATTGGATGCAAATCAGAAAGCTGCCGTAGAAGCATATAAACAGTGGTACGACAAGTATCTTGATGCCGTTCAAAAATATAGAGATAAGAAAACTCAGGAACTTGATTTAGCTAAATCTAAAGTTGATAATGTTTACGATTCCTATGATCTGATTATCAGTAAGCGTAAAGCTAAAGAGGAATATTATGCAGCTAAAGCTGAAAATCGTATAAAGAGCGGAAAATCTCAAAAAGTCGGTTCGGTATATTGGAAAGATCTTAAAAAACAAGTAAGTTATGCTCAATATCAGAAAGACTGGATGTTAAAAGAAAGAGATAAAGTTCAGCAAAGCATGACAGATTATCTTAATGTGAATGGTCATAACAAAAAAGATAAAGCTTATCAGGAAATGAAGAAAAATCTAACTGATTTGAACACGTCTATTGTTGAGGCTGATACACACATCCAAGAAGCTAAAGCTGCTCTTGAAGAAACCAGAGAGAACTTAAAGCAATGGCAAATTGATCGTTGGGAAAGAGCTGGTGATAAACAGGACGCTTCTCTTAGTTATAAAAAGAATGCTGATGATATTAATTATCAGCTTTCAGCCAATGATTATGAAGAACGTTTGAAAACTTATGATAAAACTATTCGCGCTGATGAAGCGAAAAGACAGCTTCTCGCAGAAGAAATTGCAGCAAATCAAGCTAACGGTGGAGCTTGGAGCAATGAAGAAATGCAGAAAAAGATTGAGGAATATGATAATCTTACTACTTCTATTATTCAATCTAAAGAAGCAATGCAGCAATTAGCTCAAGAAGAAATTGATTTTCGATTTAAACCTCTTGATGAAGCGCAGAATAAACTTTCAAATCTTGTATCTGAACTTCAGACTGCTCAGAAATTACTTGGCGATACCGAGAGTTTCTATAATGATGATGGAGCCTTCTCTACAAACGGTTTAACCAATATTTTATTGGTTCAAGAACAGATTGATGCTACTAAGGACAAAATAGCAAATTATCGTGAGGGATTAAATAAGCTGGACGAAATGTATAAAAATGGTGCAATTGGTCCAGAATATTATAAGACTAAAACTGATGAAATGCTTAAGAGTTTGCAACAAGAGTCTGCTACTCTTGCCGATCTTAAACAGAACCTTCTTGATATGTATACTACTCAGGTTACTAAAGAGAACGATCTGTTACAGGAGAATATTGAAAAACGTAAAGATGCCCTTGCTGCTAAAGAGAAATATTATGATTATGATAAGACTCTAAAGAAGAAAACTAAGGATATCAATACATTAAAGGCACAGATTGCTGCACTTGAAGGAACATCAAATGCAGCCTCAAAAGCTCGTCTTGAGAAATTACGTGCGGAACTTGCAGATGCAGAAGACGATATGGCCGATACAATGCATCAGCATGAAGTCGATATGAAAAATACCGGCTATGAGAATTTTTCAGATGAGGCAAATAAGGCGTTAGACAATACTCTTGATGCTGTTAAGAAAAATGCAGCTTTCCAAGAAGCTATTATTGGCAGCATGCTTTCTAATGTAAAAGCAAATTACGACAGTACCTATAAACATCTGGGCGACGTAATGGATCAGTATGGCATGAAAGTTTCTCAAACTTATAGTCAAATGATCACAAAGGCAGCTGACTTTAATACTGCTGCTGTAAATGCAACAAAAGCATGGGAAGGTGTTACAAAAATTGACACCAGTAAGCCTTATGGCGGTTCATCTGCTGGTAATAGTGCATTTGATAGCGCAATGAATAACGCAGGATCTTCTCAGACTGCTGGAAGTCCAAATATTAAACCAGATACAGACTATACTCTGAAGCTGAGTGATACAGATATTTATCTGACATACAGTCATATCAAGAAACAGCTTAAAGCAACATGGTCACCAAAGAAACCAGAACACTCTGATATCGAGTGGAAAAGTTCTGATGAATCTATTGCGAAAGTTTCTTCTGATGGTACAGTTCGCGGTGTGTCTTCAGGTCTTAATAAGAACGGTTTAATGGCGCGTGATGAGTCTAAAACAAGAAAATGTATCATTACTGCTATTGGCGGTGGTGGTCTTGCTAAAGCTACTTGTACCGTTCATGTAATGCCGGATTCTCATTATGAGAAGATCAAGGATTATGCAGATAAAGCTGGAATCAAAGAGACTTCAGGTAATAATCTGAGAGATGCCATGGAATATGCTTATAAAAACGGCGCAAACCATAGCAATCAATCATATACCGCAGTTGAAGGATTTAAAAAAGCATATCTGAAGGACTGGACAAATTCTCTACCTAACCGTCCAGACGGTGCGACAGACGTTCCTGCCGGAGTGAGTCCTTTGATAGGATATTTTAATGCTAAAGGTAAGAAAGTCGGACCAAAAGAAATGCAACAGCTTGCAGATATTCTTCAGATCAATACTCCGGGTGTTAAGAAATATGATTCTTGGGGATCTACTCTGAAAAATAAAATCCTGAAGGCATATAAATCCTACGGATTCTCTAAAGGTGGTGTTGTACGGAAAGGTATTCCTGCCAACATACTTGATATGATCGGCGGAGATGCTTTAATACCGCGTGGAGATTCTATGCTAATCGGTGCAAATCCGGGTGAAACTGTTCTGACAAAAGAATTTACAGATCAACTGAAACCTACAGTTGCTACTCTGAATGAATTTAATGCTAGAATGGCGAAACCAATTACCACTATTCTACCATCGTCTTCAAATGATACGAGTGTGAATAGTGAGTGTAATATTACAATCAATGTTGATAAAATCAATAATGAGCAAGATATTAAGAAACTTGCTTATCAAATTGGTGATATTATTACTGAACGTAATAAACGTGACTGGAAAAAAGTTCGCTAATTTAAAAGGGCTGTCTTAAAGACAGCTCTTTTAATATTAAAATATATGAAAGAGGTGAAAAAATGCTACAATTTGAATTTAATGGTCATACTTCTGATGAATATGGATTGATTGTGACTAGAATAGAAGAAAATGATACTCTTGTAAATCGTTCTTTGCAATTAGGAGAAAAGAACAAATATCGGCCAAAAGAAAATCAGTTCGGAACATTATATGGTGATAATTATTCATTCAAAATGGGCGTAATGAGAAATCCATGCAGAAACAAAAATGTAGTTCCAGAATTAAAAAATGGAATTTTAAGATACGATCCAACATATACTCCATATTTAGATAATGGAATTTTAAAATTTTCTATGAATTATACAGCTGATATAAAAAATGGAATTATTATTCCAAATGATTCTGATTATTTAACTTCAAATAATATTAGAATCATTAATGCATGGTTAACATCCCCTCAATATCCAAGGCTTCTTAAATTTATTGGAGACGATTATTTTTCAGAAGAAATCGAATTTTTTGCTACAATTACAGAGGTATCTACAGAACATGCATCTCTTCCATATGAACTAACATACACAGTAACTTGTGATAGTCAATGGGGATATACTCCTCTTATTTTATGTAAAACAACTTCCTCTTCTACTCTTCCTAGAGAATATTCTATTCAGAACAATTCTGATTGTTGGGAAGATTATGTATACCCCACAATTAAAGTTTCTCCAAAATCTCATGGGATAATTACTATAAAGAATAAAACCGATAATGGTAGAACAATGAAAATTAATGCATTAAAAAGTGATGATTTCTATATAGATTGTAGAAATTTAAAAATCTACGACATCACAAAGTCAATTGTTTCATTTGAAGATTTAGGGATTGAGGATATAGATGACATTTATTGGCCTCGTCTTGCTTATGGAGAAAATATATTTGAATTTACAGGTGACGCGACATTTGAAATCTCATATAGAGAACCACGAAAGGTTGGTGCCTTTGCATGAGAATGATTCATAATTATGATATTTATGGAAATACAGAATCTGCAATCATTTATTTGGCTAAACCTGGAAAACGATTCTTTTGTGCATTAGGTGGAATTGATACTTCTACTGTTTCTGTTACGTTAAGAACTAATAATACTGCAGAATTAACTTTTACAGTTGATAAATATGTAGATGGCGTAGAATCTCAGGGATATGAAGAACTCGATGAAATGATGGAATTGTATTGTGACGGAATCTGGTATAAAATTATGGATCCTCCAACAGAGACAAATGACGGAATGCAATGTACAAAGGATATTACCGCCGAATCATATGAAATCTCTCTTACTCAATATAAACTAAAAAATTTTAAAATTAACATGGGCGAAGAAGATTCTTATGAAATGATGTACCAAAAAAATCATGATATTAATAAGTTTTATCAAATTAAATTTTATAATCCAGAAAATGAAGACCTAAGTTTTCTACATATTGTGCTGAAACATGCGGATGTACCTGGATGGAAGATCGGATATGTAGATAACATCACTCTGGATGATGATAAGGTATTACTTCCGAATGAAATTTGTAATTTCGATGTGGACGATCAAAATGTATATGCATTTTTCACCCAAACTGCTGCTCCTGCATATAAATGTGTTTTTGAATTTGATACCGAAAATTTATTAATTAATGTATATAAGCCGGATAGTTTAGGTAAAGATACAAATGTAGTACTTGGTTTTCGTAATATTCAAGATAGTGTAACAATATCAAGAGACGACAGTTTGGTAACACAATTTTATGTTGATGGACTTGACGATTACAATATCGATCTTGCAAATTTTGGAAACTCTGTAATTACAGATTGTTCTCATTTTTGTCGTGAACCATATATGAACATTGTCCTACAAGAAAAATATACAGCTTGGCAAAAATACATAGAATCAAGAAGAGATGAATACTGTAATTTATCTAGGGAGTATAATAAAAATCTTGACATTCTTGCTGAATTGATGAATAGAGTCCCTATTGATACTGCTCAGACAAATTGGTTCGGACAAAAAGTTGAAGATCTAAAAGATGCATATGATTCAAACATGGCTATAATCAAAGGTTTTGAGTCTATTCATGTTGATGAAGAAGGAAATTTTGATCTTGAAGATTTGAAAAACTCATCCGATTGGCCTATGTACGAATCAATCATGAACTATACTCTTCCATCCATTGTGGCTGCGTTACAAGCTCAAGACGAAACTATAGAGGGTTTCGGTAAAGGAAACATCATCTCATGTGTAAATCCAGTTGTATTAGGTCAAGATTGGTATATGGTAGGTTCCGGAACTTCTTCGTTCCAAACAGTACAAATTAATGACGCACCTGCATACGGAATTACTCGTGGAGTTAAAGTAACCGGTACAGATGGTGGTATCTATCAACACAATATCAGTATCGAACCATCTCAGAGATATACTCTTAGTTGTTTTGTAAAAGGATCCGGTACATTTTATCTTGGTTATAATAACACCGGTGAGGACAGAAAGAATATTTCTTATAACATCACATCTTCTTGGACCAGAGTTTATACTTCTTTCAATCTAACATCACATCTTATTGATGTGGCATTTACAGGAAGTTCTGACTTTACTGTCTGTGGTATGCAGCTTGAAATGGGAGATGCCCCATCTCAATTTGGATACTTTACTCAGTCTGAAACAATCATGAAAGCGTATGAAACAGATTGGAAATTATACGGCATTGCAGAATTAAAAACTAAAATTGCCATATATGATTCATGTATCAAGGAACTAAAAAAGAATGGATATGCAGATGGATATAATCCTCTTTCTGGATACGAAGAGGCATATTTCACTCAAATGCATCAGAAATATCTGGATTATTTGAATTTAAAAGATCAGGCTGAAACTGCATTAAAGGAACGTCAAGCTGAATATGATGCGGCTAAGAAACCTGAAATTCAAGAAAAACGAAACCAGATTGCCAAAGATGTTTTAATGGAAAATTTTGGTAAAGTACAGGAAAAATATCCAGCGTTTACAGATAAGGAAACGTATATTATTAAGAGCCTGTATAATCAAGCAACTTATTCAAATGAAAATATTATTATTACGACTCTTGATAGTACAGTTGATGCAGTCGATAAAGCGATTACATTATATAAAGATGCTGTAGAAGAATTGTATGTAGAATCTCATCCGCAATATACTTATACAGATGAAATTGGAAATATTTATGCTCTTCCAGAATTCAGAGAATATCATGATCAGCTTGCAGTAAATGATTTTGTTCGATTAGGACTATCTGATACACGATATGTAAAACTTCGTGTTGTAGAAATCAGATATAATCCTTGTGATATGGATGAAACGATGGAAGTTACTTTTTCCAACATGGTCCAATATAAATCAAAATTAACAAATGATAACGAATTTTTAACAAATGCATTAAATCAGACTTCTGACAGAACCGGTGGTCGTGTTAATTCAGTCAACAAATCTTCTACTTCTGATTATGTCATCACATCAGAAGCTATCAAACAAATCTTTTCAAATCCTCTATTCAATTCAATGTTAGGTGGAACTGTCACTGGAGGAACCGGGTCTGGCGGAACCATTACTGCTGATACAATTATTGCAGAACTCGTGAAAGCAAAAGAAGGTGTATTTGATAAGCTTACTGTTGATACTGCTTTCATGAAATATCTCGATGTAAAACTTATTTCCGCAGATAAGATCACAACTCGTATTCTCGAAGCGGAACAGGCAAATATTGAAAAGCTGTCAGCTAAGATTATAGAATCTAACCAGATTAATGCTGATATGATTAATGTGAAAAATCTTCTTGCAGGTCATGCAGGGGTTGGAGAATTACATACAATTCATCTTACTGTAGAAAATGCAGAAATTGATCAGGCTGTTATTACTAATCTCATCGCAAAGAAAATTGCAGTTGGAGATTTAATGGCTCAAAATGCTCTTGCAAATCAAATTGTACTTATCTCTAAAGACAATAAACCTACTATTGCATTTCAAGAAAGTACCCAACAGTTTTATGATTCCAAAGGAAATGTTCGTGTGCAGATTGGTATGGACGGTAAAGGGGATTTCAACTTTATTGTTAAAAATGGAGACAGAGCCGCTTTATTTGATGAAAATGGTATTACCCAGACAGGTATTCCAGATAATACAATTCTTGGAGACATGATTAATAACGCCACCATTACCAAAGACAAACTTGGATTCCAAATCATAGAACCAAATGAACAAGGTGGTATTGATATCACTAATATTTATGATGGTAAAGGAAATCAATGGTGGGGAATAGAAAAGACGACTATTACAGATGACTACACAAAGCAGATTAAGAATGTTACAGATACTCTGACCGGACAAATCGAAACTAAGGTTAGTAATACTCAATATCTTAAAGATCAAGAATCTATTCGAACAGATTTTTCTGATATCAAACAAAATGTTTCTGGGATTACATCTACTGTAAGCAGTATGCAAACAGATCTTTCTGAAGCTCAAGAAAAAATTAAAGCAAATACCTCTTCTATTACTCAGAATGCAGATAAAATCAGTTTTATGGTAACTGGTGACAAAGAGTCTGAGTTCACAGTTACTGATAAATTTATTCAGATGATTTCTGACCATATTAGCATTGATGCCAGCACCATTGACATTAATGGTATTATCACTGCAATGAATACACACACTGGACCAGGTAAAACTAAAATCGACGGTGGTATTATTGAAACCAATACTATTACTGCTGATTCTATTAAAGTTGATGCAATCAGATCAAAAATATTTGAAGATGATCTGACATCTAATTATTCACTAAAAGGTATCTGGTTTGATTTATCAGAGAACGGTGCTATTAAAGGTAAAAATTTTGCTGTTGATTCTAATGGTAATGCTTATATTCGTGGTGACAGCACTGTTGAGGGAACCATTATAGCTAATAAAGGTTATATTGGTGGTATTGGCGGTTTCCATATTGAAGCGGGAAAATTGTATTCTGGTATGGATAGCCTTCCTGAACAACCAACATCAGTATCAAAGGATAAAAATGTATATATTGGTACAGACGGAATTGCTCTTGGTAGTGGAAACTTCAGAGTTGATTCAAATGGTAAGCTTTATGCTAACTCTGGTACATTCTCAGGAACTATTTACGCTGATGGAGGAACTATTGGCGGTTGGAATATATCTGCAAATTCATTAAGCAACAGAGACGGATCCATAAGTTTAAATCCTGATGGTTTAAAACTTGGCAATCAGTTAAATGTAGATAATCAAGGGAATGCAACTTTTGGTGGTAAACTATCAGCTGCTACCGGAAGTTTTTCTGGTGAATTAGTTGCAGCAACAGGTAGCTTTTCTGGAGAATTAAAAGCTGCTACTGGCACATTCTCTGGGGATTTAAAAGCTGCAACAGGTAGTTTTAAAGGAGAACTTTCTGGTGCAACTGGAAGTTTTACAGGTAGTGTTATTGCTACATCTATTACTGCAAAGCAATCATATTCTATTTATTATAACGATGTTGGAACTGGTGAACCAACTGATTCAGTACAAGTAATTACTGCATTTGACTGGGGAACTAATACAACTCAAATTGGATTTGGGTTGATAGATTCATCTTTAGACTCTTCAAAAATGCATGGAATGCTTCTGATAAAAGAACAAGGCGCAAGAGTTCTAACATTAATTGCAGATGATATTAATACAAATGGATGGTTAAATGTTAATAAACTTAATATTACTGATTCATTCGGACAGTATAAAGGAGTGCCATATAAATCAATTATGTGGAAACCAACAGACACATTTGACTTTAATGGTTATAATCATCATCACACTATTCTTCCTTATAAGAATGGTAATTTTGCAGTAGGTATGGAAAGTACGACTACAGGAATGTTATCTATTAGTTTATTACCATATTTGTTATCAACTGAAACCGATGCATATGGTAATATTACAGTAAGTAAAACTAAAGATACTACTTCTCAGATAAGCATTGGAGCAACAGCTAATCCATATGCATGTATTTATGTAGATGCCATTTATCTTACTGGTGATAAAAAAGCTTATACCTCACTGGCTAATTTAGGCAATGGTGGTACAACTAATTATAATGGACTTACAAATAAACCTAAAATTAATAATGTTGAATTAGCAAGTGGAAATAATACATTATCTAATTTAGGGATTGCTGCACGATCACATTCTCATTCTAAATTAAATAACAGTTCTCCTGTAGGTTATACAGGATTTGGTCATTGCCATACCGTAATTATGAATAGTAATCATAATATGTGGATTGCAATTAATAATGATGGTACACCCGCATTGACTCCATATAAATTAAAAACATCAACTAGCTATACAGATGTTGATACATATTCATTGGAAAAGGGTGGCACTTGTAACCTCGGAAGCACAGATGCGCCTTGGAATGCTGTATATGCTAAGAATTATTACGATGAACATGGAAATAAGATTTCTACAGGCGGTAGTTCAATTAGTCTTAAAATTGATGGAGCTACACGTAGTTCTGGATTTACGAATTATAACCTCGCAACGCAAGATTGGGTGACTGGTAAAGGATATTTAACTCAGCATCAATCTCTTTATGGATATGCTACTACAAGTTGGGTATCTAATAATTTTGCTCCTAAAGGTTCTGGTGGTGGAACAACTTATTATGCTGGTTCGGGCATTTCTATTTCCGGAACTACTATTTCTGTTGATTATAATGATTTATATGTAAGAAAAATATATCATAGTTCGGATACTTCATATTATGCAGGAGTTACATCAAATGGGTCTGCAAGATATTTTGGTTGTAATTATGATCAAAGTTTAAATTTAGGAGACACAAGTTGTAAATGGAAAAATATTTGGGGGAAAAATGGAAATATAACAGGCTCTGATGAAGAGTTAAAAACACAAATGTCAAAAATTAACGATATTCCAAATATAGAATCTATTTATATGAAATTAAATCCAATAAAATATAAATATAAAAATTTTGATTCAGAAGAAGATCATGATAGATTTCATTTTGGATTTGGAGCAAGAGAAACTGAAAAAATATTCAATGATAATAATTTAGATACAAGTGATTATGGATTAATTTGTAAAGACATTTTACTCAAACCAAATAAAGCAGGTAATATTGTTGAATACGCATTAAGATATGGCGAATTTATTGCTCTCAACACTCACATGACACAGAAAGCCCATCATCGTATTGACTCTCTCGAATCTGAAAATCAATCCCTTAAGAATGAAATTCTTATGCTTCAGGGACAGCTCTCTCTCATTACTCAACGACTACAAAAAATGGAGGAAAAGTTATGTTAAAAATTAGTGAAACAAGAAATGTATCCGGTCAGGTTATGATCGGTGAAGGTGAAAACTCAAAGCAGATTGCTTATCTTAATGCATCTGTTAGTAAAGATGGAAATGTAAATATCAATAAATCTATTCAGGATAGTGAAGCATTTAAAACAAATAAAGAGGCTGTCCTGAAAGATTTTACAGAGTTTGAAACATACGTATATGGAATTATTCCTGAATAAATAAGAGGCCATGAGCAATCGTGGTCTTTTATTATGCAAAGAAGGTGAAATATTTGACTAGTCGAGAATATGAACTTGAATTAAAGAAAATTAAAGCCCAAAATCGGCAGATTGAAATGAAACGAAATCTGAAGGCAGCAAAGGTTAAAAGATTTAATTTGAAAAAGCCAAATACAAGTAAGCTTATTGTGTTTGTAGTCTTTGCTATTTGCTTACAGATTCTTTGGTTTAGTGAACATATGATAAGTCTCACTGGAGATACGAGTTATATGTATGCACTCATAGGTATTCCGGCAGCGTTGATTCCTACAATTTTAGGATATTATGCCAAAGCTAGTAAAGAAAACCAGGTCGGAGGTATTACCTATGATACTGCAATGTGCAATTTAGAATCACAAGAAAGGCCAGTCTTCGATCATGTATCTGAAGATGAGGCTGTAGGATGAATGGAGGTATGACTATGAATATTAAACAGGGTATTCAGGACGTATTATATCTGATCATTACTGGTATTCTTCCACTTCTTATTACTTATGGAATCCTCTTCCTAAAAGTAAAGATTAAAGAACAGGAAAAGAACTTGGAGAATGATCAGCTCGTGAAATATATAGATGCTGCTACTGATGCTATTAGTAAAGCAGTGCTTACAGTTAATCAGACTTATGTGGATTCATTAAAGAAACAGGGTAAGTTTGACGAAGAAGCTGCCAAGACAGCTAAACAGATGGCTATTGATAAAGCTAAGGCTTTGATTACAGAAGATTCTAAAGCGGCTATCGAAACATTATATTCTGACTTTGAAGCATATCTAAATGATGCTATTGAAGAACTCGTCAGAGAAAATAAAGTTACATATTAATATAAAAGGAGTACAAGGATTATGAAAAAAGTTATTGTAAATGCAGACATTATGGCAATGTATAAAACATTAAATTCTATGAAGAGTCGTGCGGATTTAATCGCAGGAGATGTTGATGTATTCTGGGCGAATACAATGAACCTGAAGACTCTTAAGGCGCAGGTAGATAAAATCTCAGAGGTTGAGCAGGAGTTAGTTGATTCTTATTTTACAGAGGAAAACTCACATTCTATTGTTGACGAAAACGGTAATGAAACAGGAAATCGTGCTCTTAATGATGACATAAAAGATAAAATCATCCCTGAAATTCAAGAAGGTCTGCAGAAAATTTATGATAAAACATGTGAACTTGATGTTGAGATGATCCCAGAGGAATCTCTCAAGAAAATGCTTAAATCTAATGAAGACAAACTGTCTATGCTTGATATGACAGTACTATATGAATTTGTAGAAAAAGGTGAGTAATAATGGCAACATATATTCAGGGAATTCAAACCTCTGTTGGTGTTGTTAAGTATGATTATAATTATCTGGCTAATCTCCCTGAATCAGATATGACATTATCTAAACAGGGTGCATTCGCTGATGCCCTTGTTGTTGGAAGAAAACTTACTCAGCTGGGAGCTGATGTGGATAAATTGAAAGAATCTATGACTGCCGTACAGAAATCTATCTCTGATCTGCAGTCTGCAGATTCTTCTTCTAACACTTCAATTGAACAGATCAATACATCATTACTTAGCATGACCAATAATATCGAAACAATACAGAACAATATTACTACTTTGACTCAGAATACTGCTGAGATCAAGAAAAGTGCTGATAATGCGAATTCATCAGTCACAACACTGCAAGAAACTATTAAGTCACTACAGACTAGAATTGAAGCTTTAGAAAAAACTCAGACTAAATAAGGAAGGAGGCAGTTATGTATACACTAAAAATTACAGATGAAAATACTGTTGTAACAACAGTCAAAGAATCAATTGTGGAAAGAAGTAATTATGTAGATAAGATTCAGATTGTAACAAGTAAAATGTATCGGGAACAGATTGATATGTCAGATACAACTGTTTATATGAAGTATAAGCTCCCGGTGTCAGACAAAATTAAAATGACACAACTTATTATAAATAATCTTGAATATGAACAGAATTATATCCAGTATTTAATTCCTGTCGATGCAGCACTTACTGCTGAAGCCGGGGATATCGAAGTATCTTTCACGTTCTTAAAACTTGTTGCTAATGAAGATGGAACGTACACTTCTTATATTCGAAAAACCACATCAGGTGTTATTCATATTACTCCACTTGTACAATTTGATAAATATGAACCTTCTGAATTGTTTACTGAAATTGATCAGAGACTCCTTGCTATGGAAGGAATGATTAAAGATCTCAATGCTCAGAATAAAGCAACTTATGAAGGTATGGTGAAAGATATTCGTCTTAATACAGAAGACAGAAAAATCACTTTAACAGACAGAAATGGTGAAGATACCGGAAATGGTATCGTTGTAAAAGATCTTTCTGCTATGGTAGCCGAAGATATGACAGGTAAAGATCCTGATGGCACACAGGATGGAGTTGTTCATCTTGATCAGGTTGTCGATCTGGATAAATTATTAAAGTAAAGGAGTCATGATATGTCATTTAAAGATTCTAAAATTGCTGCTGCGGCTAATTCGGCAATGACTTTGAGTGCTGAGTTAGCCGTAGACACTGAGGAATATACATTATGTACTGATGGTCGTTATGAAGTATATACCAAATATCAAGACAATGCATATTCAACAGTGGATAACTTAAAAAATATTGCCGTTGATGCTACACAGATTAATATTATGCAGGAAGAAAACAGCCAGTATATGCCATTTAGGATTCCAAGATATTGGGATGGTATGGATCTTATGGATATGCTTATCCAGATAAGATATGAATCTGTAGCTGAGAAAAAAGGTAAAGTAGCAACAGTTATCAATGTAGCTTCCAACAATACTTATATTCGATTTGGTTGGCTGATTGATGCTGCTGTTACAGCAAATGCCGGAGATATAATTTTTGAAATTATGGCTACTGGCGTAAATGAAAAAGGAAACAATTATATTTGGAGAACCAGACCAAATGGTAAGTTTACTGTTCTTCAAGGATTAAATTATGACGGAATCATTGAACCTTCTGAAGATTGGTATACAAGTTTTGTAAATATGATTCTTGGTCATGTAGCCGAAGCAAAACAGTATGCTGATGAAGCTAAAGAGTCTGCTGCTTCTATTAATGTAGATGATATAAAAGCAGATGTAACCGCTTCTGTAACAGCAAATTTAAATCAGACTGTAGCTGCTTCTCTAAAAGATTACTATACAAAAACAGAGATTGACCAGACTGTTGAGGAACTGAACACTGCTATCTCAGGTATTGATAGTCTGAAAAATCTGAAAATTGAATATGATAATACTTCTGGACATCTTGTATTTAAAGATAAAGAAGAACAGATTGGTGAAATCACTATTAACAGTCTTTCAAATCTTGTTGTTGAATATTCTGTAGTGAATGGCAAAGGTTCTCTCGTATTCAAGAATGGAGAAACAGAGATCCAGACTGTAGAACTTAGTTCTATTGAACCGTCTGCCGCATGGACTTCTGCTCTTAAAGAGGACATTTCTAAGAGTACAGATGAAAAGCTCTCTCCTGTTGTAGATCGTGTGTCTGCTCTTGAGACTGCAAAAAATGACCTGGCAGGCAAAGTTGAAACAAATACAACTGATATTTCAGGTCTGAAAACAGATGTAGCTGGATTAAAAGAATCTAACGAAACAATTTCTGCTACTACTACAGAAACCAAAAATACGGTAGATATTCTGAAGCAGAATGTTTCTGGTTATGATTCTCAGTTTGAATCCATCAATAGTGACATTACTGCGATCAATGAATCTATTAAGGATTTAGGTAAAAATACAGGTCATGAGTATGACGTTTCTTATGAAGAAAATGTTTTTACTCTGTATGAAGATGATGTAATTAAGAAACAGTTTACAATCACTGGTGGCTCTGGACCATCTGACACTACTACGGTCACAATCGAGAGAATTACAAGTTCTGATGCGATCTTCTTAGCAGGAAACTCTGCAGTGATCGAGTATAACTTTACCTCTGTAGATAATACAGGAGATACAACCGGTAATGGTACTGCTACATGGCGTGTCGGAAGTACAACAGTTGCTACTACTGTAGCTGCTCAGGGTAAGAATAGTTTTGATATTACACAATATCTGAAAAATGGTGCAAACTCTATCAGACTTTCTATCACTGACAGTTTTGGTACAATCGCTACTAAGACTTGGACCATTACAATTGTTGACTTTAAAATTGAGAGTATTTTTGATGATACACTCTTCTATTCAGACGAGGTAACATTTAGATATACTCCATATGGTGATATTAATAAAACTGTACATTTTGTTCTTGATGGAAAAGAAATTGCAGGAGTTGAAACAACTGCTTCTGGTAGACAGATGACTTATACTCTGGCAAAACAGAGTCATGGTGCTCACCTTCTGAAAGTGTATATGACTGCAAGTATCAATAATCAGGACGTAACTTCTGAGTCAGTATATAAAGATATTATCTGGGTTGAACAAGGGAATACTACTCCTATTATTGGATGTTCTATGGTTGAATTTACTGCAAAACAGTACAATACAACAAGCATCAAATATGTTGTATATGATCCAGAACATAATCCTGCTACTGTAAAACTCTCTGTTGATGGCAAAGTTGCTTCTACTCTTACTGTTGGAAGAACTGCTCAGATCTGGAGCTACAAGTCTACCGCAATAGGTAAACAGTCTCTTACTATCAGTTGCCGTAGAATCACAAAGATTCTTACTGCTACTATTGAGAAACTGGATATCAATGTATCTCCGGTAACTACAAACCTTGCATTTGACTTTAATCCATCTGGTAAAAACAATGGTGAAGCTGACTGGCTGAAGATCAATGATAATCTTACAATTGAAGTGTCAGATAACTTTGATACAACAAATGGTGGTTATCAGGTCGATGAAGATGGAGATACCTATTTCTGCGTAAAAGCAGGAACTGCTGCTACTATCCCATATCAGTTATTTGCTGATGATGCAAAGAAAACTGGCAAGAACTTTAAATTCATTTATAAATGTACAAATGTAAAGAACTATGAAGCTCAAGTACTCTCCTGTTTTGCAGATAATCTTGGTTATACTGTAAAAGCTCAGGAAGCAACACTGAAATCTGAACAGAACGAAATCTCTGTCCCATATTGTGAAGATTACTATATGGAGCTGGAATTTAATATTCTGCCGGACAGTGAATATACAGAAATGGTTATGTGGGTTGATGGCATTCCTACAAGAGTAAAACTGTATGCCACTTCTGATAGTTTCACGCAGACAAATCCTGTAGGTATTACAATCGGTTCTGATGACTGCGACGTTATTGTATACAGAATAAAAGCTTATACAATGAACCTCACTGATGATGAGATTCTGGATAACTTCATTGCTGATGCAAAAAATGCAAATGAAATTATCAACCGATACAACCGCAATGATATTCTTGATTCTTCTGGTGGACTTGATCCTGATGTACTGGCCGAAAAATGTCCAGACTTGAGAATCATTAAACTGGAAGTACCAGTATTTACAACTGGTAAGAAAAATAAAGTACCATTTACATCTGTACAGCAAATCTATAAGAATGGTCGTCCTGTTGATAACTGGATCTCTCGTGATGGTATTCATAATGGACAGGGAACCTCTTCTGAATATTATGGTGATTCTGGTCGAAATCTGGAACTTAACTGTAAGAATGGATTTACATTCGCAAATGATACAACTGCCGATGTTTATTCTATGGATGAAAATGCTATTGGAATCAACTATTTCAATGTTAAAGTAAATATTGCTTCTTCTGAGAATATCAATAATGCTGGGCTTCAGGGGGAATATCAGGAATTCAACCCATATATCCGTCCTGCTAGAAAGAAAGATCCTCGTGTACGTGATACTATGCAGTTCTATCCTTGTGTTGTATTCTTAAAAGAAACAGATGTAGATAATGCTGTAGAGTTCAAAGATGGTCAGTGGCACTTCTATGCTACAGGTGATATTGGTAACAGTAAGAAGAATACAGTTGCACAGGGAATGGATCCAGAAAATCACAAAGAATTCATTGTTGAAGTGTCAAATAATACTGATCCTCAGTGCCGTTTCTTATCTGATGACTTATCAAATGAAGAATGGGGTGGAGATACTTCATTCGAAATGAGATATCAGAATCCAAATTGTACAGAAGAAGAAATTCAGGCTGGCAGACAGGCTTGGAACGATCTTTTGACTTGGGTTGTAAATGCTGATTCTGAAACATTTGTAAAAGAGTTTGAACAGCACTTTATTAAAGACTCATTACTCTTCTATTACTTATTTACCGAAAGACATACTATGGTAGATAACAGAGCAAAAAATACTTTCTGGCATACAGAAGATTTGGTTCACTGGGATTTATGTATGGATTATGATAACGATACTGCAATGGGTAATGATAATGAAGGTGGATTAACTCTTACTTACGGATATGAAGATACTGATACTATTGGAACAAAATCAGTCTTTAATGCATCTGATAGTAAAGTGTTCTGTTATATCAGAGATTACATGTTTGATGATCTGCAGAGTATGTTCCTTCAGATGGAGGCCAAACTTACATGGTCTGCAAACCGTATCTTAAATAAATTCGAAACTCTTCAGAATTATAAACCGGAACGTCTCTGGATCGCTGATATGAGAAGAAAGTATTTCAGACCTTACGAGGATAAAGGTACGACTTCTTATCTGGAAATGATGAACGGAAGCAAGAAACAGCAGAGACGACAGTTCCAGAAATATCAAGAGAAATATATTGCATCTAAATATGTAGGTTCTACTACTACCTCAGATGTAATCACAATCCGTGGTTACACTCCAACAAACTGGACTGGTGTAAAACCGGACGGTACATTCCATATTGTTCCTTATGCTGATTCTTATGTTGATGTAAGATTTGGTTCTAACCTTGTTCGTCAAAGAGCTAAGAGAGGTCAGACTTATACAGTCAAATCTCCTATTGCTACTATGAACGATACAGAGGTCTATGTATATAATGCATCTTTGATGCAATCCATTGGTGATATTGCGCCATTCTATCCGGGATATACAAATTTCAATCAGGGTGTAAAAATGACAGACATTCTTATTGGTTCTGATGTTGAAGGATATCAGAATACAAATATGAATGATTTCTCAATCGGACAGAATGTTCTTCTGGAACGACTGAATCTTGAGAATCTGCCAAACCTGAAAAAGACA